TATGCGCTGAAACGCCGTCCACGCGCGATGAGACGCCGAAGTTTGCGTTCAAGATGGATTCTCTGCGAACTATGTGCAGGTCCAATGCGCGTGTATAGTGCATTGCGCAACCGAATTTTATCCGGTGGATATGTAAGCTCTACATCATCGCTGAGAATGTATGTTTTTCCTCGAAAAAGTATGCGCTTTTTCACTAATCGTTCTCCTCGTAGACCAGTACCACCGTAGCCGTCTTTACACAAGATGGATCATGTCTCCACCTTAGGATCATACTCGCCGACTTGCAAACCCCACTGCCAGGCAAAGGCTTCTTCGAGCGTAGTGATGCTGCCGGGGACACGTTCGTGATACACCTTTTTGCTTCCATCGAGTTCTGGTGTGGAGTTCGTGACTTCCGTCATCACCAGAGGCTCGTCATTAGGAAGCTCTGCTCGCAAAAGACGCCTCGGGTTTCCTAACGGATCTACGTCAGCATCGAGAACCACTGCACCAATATCGTGAAGGTATCGTCCAGCACCATAGCGCTCCAGCATGATGCGACGTACCTCAACATTTTCTTCGTCGGTGATGCGCTGCGGTGTTAAGTTTTCCGGATTTTCAATAATGTACTGCGGAACCCGTACGCCATGCACGGCCCACACTCCCCAACCATCAGGATATTGAATCGCCGGTCCGCTAGTGTTGTGAAGACGGTGTCGGTCGTCACGATGCAGGCAGGTTGGTCGTTCTGAAAGGATCACTGTATCGGATGAAGGCCACCACCAGCCGCTGCTCACCGCTACCTCAATCTGCGGACCTGCATCCGCATCCGTCTTCAGTTCAAGAACGTCCTTAATGGCTTGGTAATACCCTAGCCAGCAAAGGTCATGCTGCCCATAGCAAGGAAGCTGACCCCTAAGCTGGACCCAAAGATGGTTCCTAAGTTGGTCCCAAAGCTGGACCCTAAGTTGGCTCCAAAGCTGGTCCTCAAGTTGAGCCGTAAGTTGGGCCATAATCTGGCTCCAAAGCTGGTCATCAAGCTGGTCCCTAAACTGATCCCTAAACTGGCCATTAAGTTTACGCTGACTTACCATCAAGAGACCTTCATGGGGACTTCTTGCCCAAAGGATTTCTTTCGGCTCGTCAAATCCACGTTCCCTGTAGGCTGCCCTGACACCGGCTTCGGCACGGGGGCGATCCGCCGGTCCTGTCTGCAAACCCAGCTGAAGGTACTTTTCACGTTCCTCTTGGAATCGCTGCCACTGCGCTAGGGTGATCTTGGTAGGCAACTATTCTTTCACCTCGTCCGCTACCGTAGCGTTGGCCATCTTGTCAGCACCTTCACGATGTCGGCGTTGAGCAGCGGCTTCACCAAGCCTTGTAGGCGCTTACTCGGGATCACATTGCAGAGCATCTTGAACAGCTCCTGGTCGCCGTCAAGAGGTTGCAGCTAGCCAGCGATTGTGGCTTACGTGACATCTAGGCGTAGATGGCCGCGAAGCCACGGTCGCTGAGCTGGCGGCGGTAGCGGTAGAGGAGGAACCAGAGGGCCTCGGCCGCGGCAGCCGTGTCGAGGTTGTAGCGGCAGAGCACCACCGCGCGCACGGCGTCGGGCTTGTTGAAGCCCACACCGTCCTTCTCGATGGCGCCGTCGCAGTGGTTCAGCATGTCCTCATGGGCCCGAATGAGGAGCTGCCGGTACTCGGGATCTGAGATGCGCTCAGGGGCCTTGAGAGGCTTCTGAGAGCCGTTGGACACGCGGGCCTGCTCCTGCTCACAAATGCGGTCCACGAACGTCTGGTGCGCCTTACGCTCGGCCTCAGCGGCCTTCTGCTGGCGCTCCGACTCGGCCTTGGCCAGCTTCGCCTGGTGAGCGTCGACGCGGGCCTGCCACTCGGCATCCGACTCAGCCATGACCTTGACCGGCGGCGGGGGAGGCGTGTAGCTCACCTCGGCCTCGATGGCGCCCTCGATGAGCCGCTTCTTCTGGTCGAGAAGGTCGTACACCCGCTTCTCCAGCGAATGATCCACCACCAGGCGGATGTACTCCAGGCTGGAAGCGGTCTGGCCGATACGGCGGATGCGGTCCTCAGCCTGAAGAAGTGTACCAGGTACCCATGGGAGGTCCACGAAAATCATTCGGCTCGCGTGCGTCAGGGTGAGACCCTCGGCACCGGCGGCGATCGTGAGCGCCACGCCCTTGAGCTTGCCGGACTGAAAGTCGCGAACCACATTCGCGCGATCCTCAGGAGTCATCGAACCGATAATCATGCCCCACCCCTCGCGAGCGCCAAGTGCCTCCACCGGAGCACGGTGCGCGGAGAAGACCACGATCGGTTCGTCGGCTTCTTCGTAGCTCTCGACCAGCTCGATGAGCGCGGGGATCTTCTCGGAAGCCAGGTCGGCGCGCAGCGAGGAAAACATCTCGAATGGGGGCAGCTCGCCAGCTGAGAGGAATGCATCCGACACGTCCTCCAGCGCGTCCAGTTGCTGCCGCAGACCCTTGCTGATATCATTGACCAGAATGTGCTGGTAGCGCTTTGTGGGCAGCGAGGTGAGCACGTCGTCCTTGCGACGGCGAAGCATGACCCGGCGCATACGCTCGGCGGCCTCAGGCAGCGGCTTTGGCGCGAAGTCCCAGCCACCCCAGCGATTCTTGTGCCCACCGAAAAGCGTCACGAAGCGGTCGAATTTACCGAACACTTCCCACGCCAGGCCGCCGGCGTTGAGCGTGCCCCAGAGGTCGAAGGGACGATTCGCCAGCGGGGTACCGGTAAGCAGCCAGGTCGTAGAGGAGACCTTCGCCACCGCGGTGATTTTCTTGGTGCGCGCCGACTTGTAGTTTTTTACGAAGTGGCAATTGGAAACCAAGACGCCATCGGCTACGTAGTTGTGATTATCGGCTACTTCAAGATTGTAGACAAAATCGTCTTGGCTACAGATTCCGGATCCCGAAGTATTTCCTCGTTCCAGAATCTCAATACGGACCACCCGAGATGATCCAGAACGAAGTTTTTCCTTTTGTCCAGGAAGCGCCACTTTTTTGACCGATGCGTGTTTCCGTCGACCTCGATAGCCGTCTTTGACTCCGGGTGCGCAATGTCCACTTGGTAGAACTTTGGCAGACTGCTTAGCAGACCCGGATTTATGCACGTAAGAGCCGTCCGTGCCTTTCCGAGTTTTATTGTGTACTCCAGCGCAAACCCAGGGCCAAGTAGATCGAATAGCGTTTGCTGGGGCATTGTGATTTGCGGCTTTCCGCCGCGCCGCAAAAAACTTGGATTCTCCGTATGAAATTTGGCAGCCGCTGCCATTACCTTGGAGCGGAAATCTGGGTCCTTGTTTAAGCGCGTCATGCGCTCCGATGCGGCTGAATTGCATCTCCCCTGCATTGGATGGCCAACTTTCTCTAGACGTTGTTTGAGACGATGACTCAACTCTTCCCGATATGCAGGCTTGGTGCATCTGTAGATCGACCAGCATGACTTCGTGCAGAAGCGCTGTTTTGGCTGATTCGTTTTGACGATGAAATCCATCCCGCAGCCTGCGCACGCGCGCTTGCACTCCGGTGCCTTGTTTGCAGCGGCTATTTTCGCCTTGACCTCCGGTCTGGAATTGGTGCTCTTGGCGGCGCATGCTTTGGAACAGAACCTCGCTGTTGATTTTCCTCTTTTCTGTGTCATGAACGTTGTCTGACAATGTTCGCAGACGCGCTCCACAACGGAGCGATCCCGCCGCAACGTACCCTTCGTCTGTCCAGATTTTGTGGTTGGATGTGCAGGTGAACTCTCCGTCTTCATGAACCACCTTCACCAGAGAGTTATGCCTTTTATGCCGCATCCAGCGGGAAACTGGCTTGTACTCCCAGGTCTTTAGCTCTATATTAAAGGAAATAGCGTTGACCTGCAACTTGTTTTCAACAATGTCTTGGATTTTCAGTAGCCCACGGTCTGTTAGAATCTCCGTGCTCCCCGGGAAGCACTCGTCCACCACCAGGACCACATCCGAGAAATTCGCGGCTTCCTTTTCCAGCGGCGCCTGGGTGTAATTCACGATGATGATTTCGCCCGCCTCAGGAGCCCGCGCACGGCCCGCGGTCACGACCGGGGTAAAGTCGGGGCGCCACTTCAGAGTCTCGTCGCGCCACACGTAGCGAACGGAATTCGGGCAGACCACCAGCACACGAGAGTCAGGCTCCAGTGCCATCAGCACCTGGACCGTGTTGTGCGTCACGATAAAATCGTCGGTCACGTACAGGTTGTCCTCAGCCGCTACGCGAATGCACTGTGCTGGCTTCTGCCCAATCGCAACGACGTTCACGATAGCACGCGTAGGTCCATACTTCCCTTGGCGTCGTAGCGCTTTGACTTTCCTGTCGAGCTTAAACGGGTTGATGCCGTTTGGCATAGTGATGATTAGGCGCCACGAGCGATTTCCTGTGCGCGACTCCCCGTTGTAGGTGTAGGTCGGAATCCTCGACGACAATGTTGCAGTGCCACCAAGGCTGCGCACCAAGTGTAGTACATCCTCTGCCAAGTCTTGGCTAGACGATGAAAATTCAATAGTGGAATTATCGTACGCACTTCCGTCCGTGTCCAGAAGACCGGCCAGAAGTTCGCGGCGCTGCGCTACCGTTCCGAATAGATAAGGTCTAGGGATAAATTTGTCCGTGGATGAGCAGCCCCACAATGCCAGGTCTCTGAGTGCCTCGGTAATAGGATTGGTATTCGAGTCTCTTCCACTAGACAAAGAGAAGTCTACGCAATGATCGTGAGCCGCCAATTGAGACACATGGACGCCATCGGGCAGGCGCTGCGCAATGATTTCGGAAATAGCGGCGTCAGACGTGATAGTAGGGGTTCCGGAAATTATAGATCCGTCACCCAACAGTGCACCCAGAACATAGGGATCAATGGGTAGCGCCTGCGCATTGAACTCCACTGGGTCCACCATGGGAATGAAATGCTTGCAGTTGCCAGCCTTGTCGCGAAGGCCGACTTCCATGATGGCGCGCAATGACAATGTTTGGTACCCCGAACCGCGCTTTTTGCGTGTGGGGGTAATGACGTTCCACAAGTGCTCTTCACAGCACTCAGTGCTCGCCCCATCGGAGAAGGTCACACGATAAATCTGCTTCTTGCCTTGTGGATACACGCCAATAACTGGCGTTGGCTGGCCGTTGCTCCCGATAACCAGGTCACCTACCTGGATAGTAAGCATGAGCTTCCAGCCCTTTGGCGTTAGAATCGCCGCATCCAAGGGTTGCGCTTTTCCGAGGCCCATGTCGTCGGCGAGTAGAGCGCGGTTGTGGAGCGCGAGGAACTCGACACCGTCGACCTGGTAGTCGTACAGGCCGGTGTCGGCACAGCGGGCGAGGGCGCGGTCCCGGCGAGGATCGCTGAGGACGCGCAGCTCGTCGTCCACGTTGAGCTGGAGCTTATCGGCGACTTCGAGCACGCGGGCGCGGTGCTTGGCGTCGGCGGAGCAGGTCCATTGCTTCAGCTCGGGGTTCCAGCGGGCGCCGGGAAGGCTGCGCAGGAGAGGGAGCGCGTCGCGGTCGAACTCCATGACGATGCCCAACAGGAGGGCGCTAACCTGGATCAGGCGGCGGATGGTCTGCTGCACACCAACACCCTCGATTCCGTGCGGCTCGGCGCAGCGCGCATCGTTGCACACGCTGAACCACTTACCGTGACTATTTTTCGTCGACCAACCCTGTCCAACCGCGAGAGTCTTGCCGCAGGTGAGGCACTTCGAGTCGCGCTTGTTTCGGATTTTGAAAGTCGTCGTCATGAGTGGGATCCTCCGTGGCTCTTCTATTGTTGTACCACCACGGTATTACGTTGTCAATACGCGTAAAGAAGATAAATTACGATTTGGCGCTACGTGGAGAGCGCTGAAATTCTTTTGAAACTAGGTAGTGGAAGAAAAAGAAGGAGGATGGATTAGTCGAGGAAGGCGACCGCGTTGCTGGTGCTCTCGGAGTTCATCACGACGCGGTGCCAGCAGTCGAGCTTCAGCGTCTTGTGGTCGGCGTGGCTCACCTTGCCGCGCACGTAGACCGTCGTCGCGATCGTCCGGTCCACCCACATGAACGCCTTGATGTCCGGATGGCACTCCCGGCGCATCTCGTTGTACTTCTTCATCGAGATGCCGTTCGGGTACTTGCTGCACACCATCACGATGCGCCCGATCGCGCGGTACAGCTCCTCGACCGTGTGCGGCTTGGAGCGGAAGTTCCGCTGGAGAGGCTCGTGCTTCATGATGAGCTTGGGATTCGGCTCGAAGTCCGGCTCCGGCACGAAGAACCACTCACCCTGGCGCTTGTACGCCTTGTTGTGGCGCTTGTGCCAGTTCTTCTGGCGCACACCCTTGGCCTTCTGCTCCTGCGCCACCTGAGCCGGCTTGAGCGACTCCTTGGCCTCCCACACGGTGTTGCCACGGGTCTCGGCGACGAACCAGTGACGCTCGTCGTGGCCCATCAGGAGGGACCGCTTGACCTCACCACGCGTACCGTCCTCGCGCGAGCCCAGCACGAGGTGTCGTCCGGGAGCGTCCAGGTTGAGCACGTCGACCGCCTTGACAGCCGGCGACACGCGCAGCTCGAAATACTCGCCCTGGCGGTCGTTCTTGACGTCGGCCACCAGGGGAGCGCTGCGCCCCCGCACCGTCGTTACCGGCACCGAGACGATCTTTACCCGCGCTCCCATCTTGGAGAACTGCTTCTTCACGTGATCGAACTGCATGGCATTTACCCCTTGTTTTTGTATGACTCGCACGGGCCTGAGTACATCCATACGCCATAAGTGGCGCCGTTCACCCTAAATCCGTGCGAGTCTTTCTTTTGCAAACTCCTTCTGATGGTGTGCCACTACAGTGATACGTTGTCAATACTGATTCTAGGATTTTTCTTTCAAGCTGCGAATGGCATCCATGATGGCCGCGTGCGCTTCGCCGGTTTTATCCAGCGCGTCTGCCTTTCGCGCCAACATTTCCAGCATTTCATTGCGCTCTTGCCGACGTCCACTGCCGTAGGTGAATCCTTCCACAGTGTCCGCCGCAGAAAGTAGCGCTCCGTGTGCTGCCTGCACGATACCATCCCAGTCTTTGGCCTTAAGACGTAGCATTGCCGCAATGTCCTTCTGGGCATCGTGGCGACCACGGCGATAGGCACTTTTGATCTTGGAGTCTTCTGAAACTTGCCGAAGGCTCTTTTTCACAGGTAGGGCGTTTATTGGCACGTCATTTTCCTTTACCGGTTTTGGTCTTCAGATGTCTGCGTCGACAGGCCGCTTAGTTTTCTTCACGGCCGACCTCGTTCAAAGCAGCGATAAGCAAACCGCGAGATTTCTGGTCAAGAGCGGAAATAGCATGATTCAGCCGTTTCCGTATTAGCCGTTCGGCGTGCACCTCGAAGTTTTCGAGCATCTGGATAGTCTTGAGGACCTCGCGCAGCTGAAGGCGATACGGATGCCGCCACCACGGTTCATTCTTGATGCGAACACGCAATTCGGCAGCTTTCTCGTGGAGAATGCGGGTTGTTTGGTTGGCGCGCATCAGTATGTCAAGTTGCAGCAGCATTGCTCTCATTCTCCTTTTGCACCGCGCCCGCAGGCGTAGAGCAAAATCCATGGCCCGACTTGAACGGGCTGGCTTCCAAGCGCACAGACATAGTGCGGCTTTTCGGGCATGGCGCCGCTACCATCGACAGATATGTCCTATCTGCCCTACGGTGCTTGACGGCATCAGTACCGTCTCTAAAGGCCAGCACCGCATGACCTACTGCATGACCGCCACACGACAAGAGACGCGGTCTGAGGCTAGCAGCGGAGCCTTTTAGACGCACCCAGACTTGAACTGGGAACTTTGTTGTTACAATATAGCATGAAAGCAAAACCAATGGTCAAATTAAAGTGCACGCATTGCGGAAAACTGTTCCTTCGTAATGCGAGTCATTATCAACAAAACCTAGAGCGGCAGCAACGCATATTCTGCTCACTCGTTTGCCAAAATGAAGGAAAGAAGAAGGCATGCCAAGAACACGCTTGTAAAAACTGTGGAACGCCTACCAAGAACCCAAAGTTTTGCTCCAGAGCGTGCAGTGCTACCTATAACAACCGTAGAAGTCCAAAACGCAAGCTCCAGAAGTTGTGCAAAGTTTGCGGAAAAGCTATTAATGCCAAAGTAACCTATTGTTCTGCCTGTTTTAGGCAAAAGTGCCAGCGTATAGACAATTTGCGCCTGCAAGACGTTCAAGCACACTATGGGTCCAGAAATAGTTACACCACTATGGTTCGCCAACGGGCACGTCATGCTGCTGAGGCGCTTGGCATTCTGTCCTATTGCAGCGTTTGCGGTTACAGTGCGCATGTGCACTGCTGTCATATCAAACCCGTTAGCGCCTTTCCACTTACCACTAAGCTCAAAGTAGTTAATAGAGCTAGCAATTTGGTTGGCCTATGCCCAAATCACCATTGGGAATTCGACCACGGGTTGCTAAAATTACCTAAGTAGGGCCGGCGCTCTACCATTGAGCTATGCGTCTGCACCCTCTAGTCCTGCGTTTCAATGCACGACAGCTCTTTACCGAGTCCCAACAGCGCATACGCTAAATGAGCCAGCAACTCTGCATCATGTACACGTTGCACGGTGTCACCACGATCCCCATCCAGCACGCTACCAGCAACAGCGGCCAAGCGCGCCCGCAGCACGGCCTCCACGCCTGCTTGGTAGCTTCCATTCAGCAGAGGCGTACCGTCCAGGGTTTCCCCGAAATATCGCGCCAATGCCTCAGCGATTGTCATGCGCCGGCTCATCCGTGCTCTTCCTTTTTCAGCGCGCTCCTCATAGCGCAATGGTGGCACAAGTCACGTCCGCCGTCTTGGCGCCGCCACAGGCGCAGCGTTTCCAAGTTTTTTCTTAGTAGGTGTGGCTTGGCACCCGAATACGTGTAGCCGTGCCCGTAGGTGTCGTCTACGACTTTGCACTCGTCGCAAACGATCCGGATTTCGATACTCATAGTGGAGGATATCGGGATCGAACCGATGACCCCCGCCGTGCAAGGGCGGTGCTCTCCCAGCTGAGCTAATCCCCCGGGATAGCGGCGGTCGGAATTGAACCGACGTAGGCAGGCGTATGAGACCCGCTCGGAAGCCAGCATCCTCACCGCTGACCTGACATTATAGCGTGCCATCGTAATGTGTCTAGCGTTCCACTGCTCAGTCGGTCTTATCTTTAGCGTCTACCACGCTAGCTTCCAGCTGCACTGCTGGTACTTTGGCGAGCGGTTTCGGCACCACGGTGGCCGCCAATGGCATTGGCCTAGGTGCTACTGCTGCTGGCCTAGGTGCTACTGGCTGAGTATCCCTTGCGATTTTCAAAGCGTGCCGCCCATCTACAGAAATGGCAGCAGACTTGGAAATCTCATTGAAGATCACCAGTCCGCGATCATGTAGTGTTTTAGCCACATAGATGTTTGGCCCGCGCAAGAAAAGGCGCTTGCTAGTCGAAAGGCTTTCTAGCAGCTGCCGTTGCGGAACAGTAAGTCTTGGCATCCAGGAATCGGCAGATTTCTCATCCTCGTCGTCGTCCTCGTCGTCGTCCTCGTCGTCCTCATCCTCGTCGTCGTCTAGATCGTCGTCGTCGTCGTCCTCATCCTCGTCGTCGTCTAGATCGTCCTCGTCGTCATCTTCATCGTCGTCTAGATCGTCCTCATCCTCGTCATCATCCTCGTCATCATCCTCGTCATCATCCTCGTCATCATCCTCCTCGCCCCAGTCGTCGTCGGCGCACCCACGTCCCCATTCATGGAAGTTGTGGCACAAATTTACATATCCGGCATCGGCTACCGCTTCTGCGAGGTCCTCCCACAGATTACGGATGGCTGGTGGAATTTTCTTGGGGTTCGCCAGCACCAATGCGATGGCGTTGTTGATGATGGAAAGGTCCGCTGACAACCTCGTTGGACGATAGACTTTTGCCATTTTTGGTCTCTCCGTTGTGCCGTCTGCTACTTCTTGCTGTGGCGTGCGCGGTGGTCTATGCACACATTGCAGCGGCACTCTACCTCGTCCTCAACCTTGATAGAAGTAAAAATCTCCACGCTACCGAAAAATTCTCCGGCCATCCCGCCTTCACCAAATAATGATCCATCGACCGGTGGAGCATACATGCTACGAATGACCTTCAATGGACGGTAAAACGCTCGCTGAGATGTCTGCTGGCAGGCTTCTTGCGCAGACTGTGCCTCTACGTACACCGGAATCAGCGGCCCGATTGAGCTGTGAAATACTACTTTGTAGTGCATCGTTAGGTGCCGTTTTCAATTCTTGCCGTACGCTGTCTAGTCTACTTTTGCCGCCTCCGTCTTAGCAGCTTTGGCTGCCTCCAGACGCGCTTTCTTCGCAGCTCTGGCCGCAAGAAACTCCTTGCCGGCAGCAGTTGCAGAAGCCCAATGGTAGGGATCGACGTAGCAAAGGGTAGCAAGACCCCAGTCTTCAAGCACTTTTGCTGCGCGATGTAGTGCGCCACCGCTAACGTCCACGACGCCAAGCTTGCCGATGTCAGACAAAAGGCGCTGCTGTGGAGCATTGAGCTGCGACCACTGCATTTTGTACTCTTTTAAGCTGCCGTTCTTGACTTCTCTGGCAGCGAGTTGCGCTCTTCCGGCAGCCGTGATGCTGGCAAAGTAGCTGTTCAAGTTGCTCTTGGACAGCAGCACAAGCCCATGCTTTTGGAGTATCGACGCCACCTGTAGCTTAGGGCCTCTTACGTGCTTTCTGCCAACGTGCTCGCCGACTTCGATTAAGAGTTGCCTTTGTGGATACGTAAGTTGCGACCACTTCCGTGGCTGCGCTCGGTTTTTCTCTTCGACAGCGTCTTCTTTCATGTACCCTGCATCGCGGACTGCGGCAACAAGGTCTGCCCACTGCGCGTAGATGACGTCCGGTACGTCTCCGGGATCAACAATGGACATTTCTACGGCGCAATCAATGAGAACGAGATGAGCTGCCATGTAAGCCTTAGTTGCCGTCTGTGCCTCCAGCACGCGCTGTCCTCGATACGTGCGTCGACGGTTGGCTTTGACCTCTTCAGTCCTTTTCATTGGCCGTTTCCATTCTGCTGGCAGTCCTCGCCATCTGTCTAGCCCCAGTTATCGCATTCATCCCAGTCAAGCAATGCTTTTCCAGCAGGAGTAATGCTCGCAAAATAGTTGCGCGAATCCGTACTTTCCAGCAATGCTAGACCATGTCGCTGGAGTGAATTTGCCACCGCCAGCTTTGGACCCCGTACGCGCATCTTTCCTGGACAGTCCAGATCGAATAGAAGCTGCTTCTGCGGCTCCGTTAGCTTCGACCATTTCGGGAGGTTCGTTGCTGCCGATATTTCCGCTGCACTGTCGTGCTGCTTCGGCTCTTCTACATAGCCGGCCTTGCTCACCGCGACGACGAGGTCCTTCCACAGTGGATAGAGCGCATCGCTGACGTCGTTCGGATCGGCCAACGCTAGCTCGATGGCGCGGTCGAGGATGGCAAAGTGAACATCCACTCTGGCTTTAGTGGCTTTCCAGATGCCCATCATGCGACGGCAGCGGCTGGATTGTCGAGGCTTAGTAGTCATGCATTTTTGGTAGCACCGCGATATCACGATGTCAATAAAATTGTGGCTAGCTATCTCTTGGCATTCGGCCGTAATCGCTGTCGGTGAATAGCAGCTTCACCGAAACAACCTCGGTGCCAGATTCCATTACCAAGCACCAGCTAACGGTATAGGCATGGCGGCTAAGGTTGACCACGTCGCAGAACTCGGCCAAGTCTTGCTTCCACTGAGGAATTTCGTCGCGACGATTGAGTACGTCAGGATATTTTCCTAGCTTGACGAATTCTGTCGACCGCATTGCCGCTACCAGCAGCCCAGCGTTTCGAGGAAAAACATTGATGCGGTTTTGCCATTCTGGCAAGTTGGCCGTCTGCTCAATGTCCTCCCGCAAGTTGCTCCTTCCCGTCCCCAGTGCACGATCTGCCTCCATGGCGTCTTCTGGTAGCCAATCATCATCGGATGTGGTGACGCGGAAGCCATAAAACAACACCGCATTGAGCGGCTTAGCTGTTTTTGACCCAGTGCTGAGCATGTAGTGGAGGGTTTCTAGCGCACTCATCTGTTCTCACGTCCTGATAGTAAAGGGCTACCACATGAGCGGTAATGCCCAAGAGTAGCGACATGAACGGCAAAACTCAAGCAGAAAATCAGGGATAATCGACGCGCAGCACGTAGAGGTGCACGGCGTCTTGATGGCGACACTGGACCGGCATGTGCAAAATGCCGAAGAGGAACCAGGTGCCAATTTCGGCAGGGAAGGGAGAATCTAGGATCTGGGCAAAAAGTCCCACTTCGCCAATGCGGTCGATGGCCGCTCCAGCAGGAACGCGGCACCAGTAGTAGACATGCTTTGGCGTTGAGGTGTAGTCGGTCGTCACCTTTGTGATGGGGAATCTGGCGATCTCATTGATGAGCGCCACGTCAGCTTTTACCACCGGAACGATGGTCTTGGGATCGAGCGGATCGTAGCCGCTATTTCCCACGCCAAATTCCAGCACGGCGTACACGGTGCCGTCACCACCCGCAGCGCGCGCAATGAAAGTGTCCGCGGCATCGGTGAGCAAAAATGAGCTGCCACCGGATGCTCCGGTCACGTCGGGCGCCGTTTGGATCTCTACCAAGACGGCGCTCAAGTAGACCTCGCCCGACAAAATCACCATTCCATATTCGGCATCAAGTGTTCCTGTCGTCCACTTAGTACCAGTTACGGGATGGGTGAAGAAGTCCTCTTTCACATCAAACCAGGTGGCACCCGTACCTTCAATGCGTACCGGCAATCCCATGTATGTTTCGCCGGTCCAGCGAATGAGAGGCGCTATCACGGCTTCGGATGTCGTACCTAAGCGCAACCGCAGCCGCACTTGAACATTCAGAATTTGCTCTCCGGCTGGAACGACAAACGTATCCGCGTCCGTGTCGAACGTCGCATACAGTGCGGTACCAGCAGTGTCCGCGTTGCCACCGACGTAGCTGGCTGCATCATCCGGCGGATTGTCGTCCACGTCTTCCCACCGAGCTTCACCAGCACCTGGCACCAACGGAGGCAAGTCCGTATGGAAGCCATCGGCTACCGGCACCGCAGTCATTGTGGTAGCAGGTAGGTATTTGAGCCACACATCGGCTTCCATGGAGGTCATTCTGACTTCTGGACCAGCGTCAACATTGACGAGGCCAATCTCCATGGCGTTCACATCACCCAGGAGCCAGTCTGAGGCGGCCGGTAAGCCGCTTGGGAAGCCGCTGGAAGGCTCCGTAACCCAGGTCTCGCTGATGGGCTCCCAGGGGCCTCCTGGTTCGACTACGAGGCCGTCTGTCGTGGTAGCCCCATCGTAGTCCGCACCGCCGCTTCGGATACGCACCTTGACGGTCGCTGGAAGGGTAGCGTCATCGTTGCGCACGAGCGCGCTGGCACGCACCCGGTCGATGTCGCCGGGGAACAAGGCCGGTCCGATATCGCCGACGCCAGCGGTGTAGGCATCGAGGGCTGCGGTGGAACTGAGGTAGCTCAAGTTGCCATCGAATGGCGGAGTCAGATGGCGGAACTTATCGGCGCCTCCTGGTGTGGCTGTCCATCCTGTATGGAAGCCTTCTGCATCCGGAATGGTGGTCCAATGGGGATACAATTCCGTGTGTACGTGCAGTTCCATTTTCGTGCAACGTAGCGGCTCACCAGAAATGTAAACCAATCCGATCTGGAGCTTGTTGAGTTTTACCGTATTCCACGCATTTCCATCAGGCAGCGTGATGTAGGTACGGTTCTGCTCGATGTACGACGTGCTGCTGATGGTGAAGTCTTCAGAGTCATAATCCACGCCAAGGTAGCGCAGACGGAAACGAAACGTGGTGGGGTTGGCCAAGGTGGTACGCACCGTTGCGACCAACGTCACACCAGGGATTCTGTGTGGACGAGGGAAATTTGTGAGGTCGAGGTTCGTCAGCTCAACGGTAAACGCATCGAGCGGTGTGCTGGTATAGACGTAACTGGCGTCGCCATCGTGGTCAGCATCATCGATGTTCTGCCAACGTGGCGCCGCGGGCAGTACATTCCACCCGGCGTTGTAGTACCCGATGGCATTCGGGCGAAGGACAAGGTTGGCCATCGTTTACATGCGTCCAATCAAGAGCGCCAATGCTAGCAAGGTAATTGAAGCAACCAAGACCCACCACCACACGGGAGGGCGTTTTTTGCCCTGCACTTCGCGAAGAATGCGGAGGATCTCTTTGCGCTCCATCGGTCACACTCCAAGCTAAGCACGGTTTTTTGCCTCAACAGATGGCGCTAGTGGCATGTCACTGCCAGCACAGCGTTTTTGACTTGAGCAAGCCACAAGTCTAACTGGCGGCGCCAAGCACTATACTCACGCGATTGTGGCTGCATATTTGGCGGCGGTGACGGCGCTGCGGCTGTCACGATGGCTTTGTATTGAAGATGCTCTGGAAGACAACGACGTGCTTTGGACGCGTAGTCAGCATTGGGGCAACAAATAGCCCACGCCACTGCATGGCCAAGCTGTGTACCGTCACGTCCATAAAAAACGTTGGTGTCGGTATCGAACTTCCATGCGTCGTGTACCAGGTTGCCTTGCTCGTCGAACAAGGTAATACCGGTGAGCCATCGTTCGATAGCATTGCGATCGATGATCATGCTTGCACCACAACACGCAATCCGTAGCGCATGGATGAGTTCTTTGCGATCATTGGAAAGTGTGCCGTGGCGAAGAGGACGAACGTTCCGTTCTCCGCCGCCACAGGCGAACCGTGAATTTCTGCCCAGATGCCAATTTCTCCCAGCGTCTCGTTGGCCTCTGCGTTTTCAAGCACACAGTGAAACGATGTGGCACGTTCGTTTGGCTGCTCCCATTGGTTAATGCTGTCACGAAAAATCTCGTCATCCAGCGCTTGGGAATCCGGATTTACCGGAACAGCAGCCGCAAAATCAAACGGGTCAAATCCTCCGCGGCCTACCGAAAACTCTTTTCCGCGCAAGCATGTCCCGTCGGTCGACCCACGTGCGACCAGGTGCTGCGCTAACGTGGTCATTTCAGCGTCAACCTGTAGCAGCAATAGCGGTGTAGGATCACCACCAAATGACGCACCGCCGAAACTGCTAATGCCAAAGCTGCTCATGGCACCGCGACGTAGGCAGCAAGCCAGTACGTGCTGCCGTTGAGTTCAACCTGCACCATGCGGCTAAAATCCCAGCCCGGGTTAGTTGATTTGGTGTGCGGCCCTACCATGGCGCCGTCTCCATCAACGTTTGAAATCGAGTCCGTTTGATTCGCCGATTCCTGCCCATCGAAGCTGATGAAGGGCTTGTCGATGTCGTTCTGGTCCAAATTCAGGATTTCCGTTCCAACGCCTGCATCGGAGGAAATGGTGAGCAAGCCAGTTTTGGTCATCGATAGCCTGGACGTACCTCCAAGAGGCGCGCCGGCTAGCAGCTCCAAAATTGGACCAGTGCCTTGCTGACCAATGCGCATTCCAGATGTAGTGCTGTTCACTTCCATATCGGAATGCCCGTCTTGGTAAAAGTGCCAACGGGTAACAGCGGCATTACCATCTTGTAGCTTGAGTAGCTCACTTGTAACCGCAGAGTCCTGCGTGATTAGCAATGCGGGGCTAGTCGACGTGTCTGCCTTCAATTCAGTGTGCCCATCGACGCGCACAATAAATCGTCCAGCCACCGGAACCGCCAACGTCCCTTCAACCAATGCTAGTAGAAAGGAATCCGAAGCACCTGCATCGTTCGCTGCTGCGATCGAGGCAATGAACGTTCCAGGCGATGTATCCAACGCCAGTCCGTAGCCTGTACCACTTTGGGACACCAGAATAGAAGCACCGGACCCAGCATTGGACACATACAATGCTGCTTGATCGTCGGAGGCATTTGTATTGTTGACCTCCACGATAGCGGCATCGGTAGAAGCTGCTGCGAGGTTACGCGTGAGCACCATGCCAGCGCCTGTCGTCACTGTTTGTGTAAATGTCAGGCTGCTGCCATCGATGGTAAGCGTGGTGCTGTTGTTATAGATATCGTCCCAGCCATAAGCAGCCACTTCGTCAATGGCCCCCACAATGCTGGTTGCCGTGGTGGTCAATGTTGTAGAGCCAACCTCGTTGAACGGAATGGCGCCAGAACCACGTGCGGCAAATGTCAGGTCGAATGCACCGGTCGTACTTAGGTTGAGCACGTTGCTCGGATTACTGATATCGTACGCACCAGCACCATTAAACGTCAGGCTACCCGCTAGCTTTCCTTCGATGATCACCGCAGCCCCGGTGGCAGCCGTATCACCGATAATGATTTGCGCCGCGGAGCTATCAGTGCGCAGATATTCCACCGTTCCATCGTCTATGACGAAGTCATCTGGCGATGTGAGCGTCCACGTCAGTGTGCCAGCATTGATTGCCAGGTCTTTGTCCACCGCGTAGATGGAATCCCACGTAGCAAACGCACCGGCAGTCAAGTCGGTAAATGTAGCTACCGGATCACCACCCTTGTGGAATGAAACGTTTCCCGTACCGGTGGCGATGAAAAGTCCGTCTTCGGCGATTGCTCCTGGCCACTGCGCATGCTCACCAGCAAACCGCAATCCTTGGTTGGGAGAGCCGGCAACACTCAACGTCGCCCAGTCCAAACTTGTCGTGACTGCGCTATCCGTAATGCCAAGCCGTGCTTGCATTGCCAGTACGCTGTCGTTCAAGTTGTTGCGGTAAAGGGCGTCGATATTCTTTGCCGGGTCGACGACGGGAAAAGCATTGACGAACGGTCCGCCAAGCGTAACGGCATCATCGAACGCGCCAGGATAATTGGTCGCCATCGGTACCTCTACTTAGGCTGCAATGCCTTCAGCTCCTCGCGCAACGCCTCAAGCGCCCGCTGAGCATCTGGTAAAAGTTTCTGGTCAATCAAACTGGCTTCGAGCGTAAGGCTCATGCGGCGTTGTCGTAGCGCTTCAAGGTGCGACGCTGCGGCTTGGATTTTCGTTTGGAGCAGCTCGATACGCAGCTTGGCGTTGACCTCTTCAAGCGACGCAGGCTTTTTGATATCGAGCGTTTCGTTCACGACATTTTTCCGAACAGATTTTTGGCAATGAGCTTGCCGAGGTCAGCTGTGGGCTTAAATCCAGCGGCGCCTTGATGGCCGCCACCACCTCGATTGCGCGCCAGTTCCGAAACGTCCAAACCGCCATCGCGGCTGTACAGCGACACAGAGCCAGCTCGCGCACCGTTGGGATGCCACACCGCTACATAGTCGACGCTGTCATCCGAAGCGTAGATGGCGTGCGCTACGTTGGTGCTGGAATGCATGATGGGTGAATTTATGCCAATAAGCAGCGCAAATACATGGCCATCTTTGTCCCGGAATTTACGGAGCGCCTTCAGTGACTCGTCAATCAAACCTTGCTCGGCCCGCTCGATATTTCCAACGATGCTCTGCTCGTTGTCATCCAGGCTGGCTTTGGCACCGCGCTCCACAAATGCAGGTTGGCCCATCCAGTTGTGCAACCGCATCAGCTTTTGCGCGTCATCAAATCCTGGTGCGTCATGCTGGAACCGATCGTACAAGTCGATGGTTTCTGCAAACGGCGTCAGCTCGTCATGTGGGCCTACCAATTCTTGCGCACAGATAAGCCCACTGCACGCGCCTTTATCGTGCCGGCATCCTTCTAGGTCGTTGAGATAATCCTGCGTTTCGTGGTGGTCGAAAATGCGTACCTGGCCCGGAAATTTCTGGTGCAGTTCACGCACCAACTTCTCGTCGCTAGGTAGCATGTCGGCAATGACTACTTGGTCATAGCCTTCAGGATTATCGATGAGCTTACGTACGCGATCACTCACTGTGCTGTGGTTCTCGTACTCGACCGTCGTATCAGGATAGGCCATCTGGGTAGCGATGGCGCAGCAGGAGCCATCCATGTCGCCATCGGTGATCAACAGCGTCTTAGTCGGCTCTGCCAACCGATATACTGCACCGGCATAGCGAATGTACGGACGAATCATGCGGCGCCCTTCGGATCGATGATGTTCCCATTATCCAGGTCGATTTCCAACCCTTCGGGAACTTGGCGCTCGGCCTTCAGCTTCAAGTACAGTTGCTTTGCACTGGCTTGTAGCTGCTGAGCTTGATTTTCGATCATGGTGCGCTGCTGCGCCAACGACAACAGCCGAAGCTGCATGTTGGCCACTTCTAGGCGCATGATTTTCGTCGCGTCGACTTCCGCAACCGGTGTAATCACGGTAGCGTTTGGATCGGTGACTGGTGTTTCCATCAATCCACCTCCGCGACTTCTTCAACAACCTTCGGCGGCTTACGGGAAATTGATCCCGTTTGCACATTGAGGGATCCATCGTCTGGGATATCGTACTTGCGATGCAGCTCGCGTTGCAGATCCAACATCTCGGCTTGGGAGTGGTCAAGCTGCTGCTTATGCGCGTCGCGCTCGCGCTGTGCCTGCTGCGCCTTCATGGTGGCGTTTTCCAGCAACAGCTGCTTGTTCTGGAAATCCAGAAAAGCGCGCTGGATGCGCAGCAAATCAACTTCCGTCAGCTTCAGAAATTCCGCGTACGACTTCGTGGTGCTGTTGCCATTCTTGGGGCTGCTGTCTTCCATCATAGTCTTCTTCTTTCGTGCGCCCTTTACCATCAGAGTCTCCTTGTCTACGTGTTCTTGATTACCGGCCGGTAGAGCGGCCAAAACGCGTCAATCGCGGTTCCATTGAGATTGTTGGGGGTGAACTCCGTTGCTGTAGGCCAATCCACTGCTTCTGGGCCGGTCGGTCCACCAGACACCTGCAAGACCGCGCGGTGCCGATAGCCGTCACTGCCAGGATCGATCAGTGCTCCGAACCCAACATAGGCCAATGGCCCACCATGGTCAAGCTGGTGATACTGTCTGTTTGATGTCGCGAAGATAGACTCCCCAGGCATGTAGGGTACGCGCTCTGGAGGTGTGGCCGTCGCTTCAACTTGTACATCTTCCAGGCCAAGTACCAAGTCCAGCTCAGTTCCAGATCCAGGAACGAAAAGCGGCATATTGTACCGCGTGGACGATGACCCGAGATACAAGCCACGACGAGAATGCGTAGCAGCCGAAATGAGCGTTTCCACATTGGTGATGGTAGAGGCACCCCAGCTCGGTGGATAGCCCGTCAGATGACCGCGTAGGCTGCTGTGACCAAATGCGTGGCCACGTCGTTGACCTTGCTGATTGCGATCGATGCGCGACAAGCGCGAGCTGCTGCTGAAGGGAAGCCATAGGATATCGATAAATGGCGCTGTCTCTTCTAGCGCTTGTACGTACGGAAACAGACCATTGCTGTAATAGTTTGACGGCTTGCTTTCGGCATACACCATGGTCCCGTAAATGTGGTTGTCCGCCGATGCCACATCCAATAGCTGGTCAAGGAAAATGCTAGGTGCATATAGTCCATACGTTCTGTGTCTCTCGTAAGCCAAAAGGCTTCCAGGACATGCTGCAAGAATAATGTCCGATGTGGCCCCGGGCACCAGAGTTACGTGGCTAGTGTTTTCTAGTGACGTACCTCCACTGACGAGGTAGTCATAAAGATTGCCAACAGGCGGTACATTTACGGTTGCTCCAGAGACTTTATCACGCATGCTAACACCCCAAGAAGCTGGTGTCTTGTCGATGCTAACACTCATTAAGAGTAGATTGGCTTGGTCAAAGTCTCTCACAGGAAAATGATGTTTAAATGCTCCATGGGCCAATCCGCCCACCAAATCCCAAGAGCCGTCGTTGCTAGTGGAAAGCGTAGCGGCAAGCTGAATTGTAAAGTAGTTAGCCGGATCGACGTATGTGCTTTCCCGCTGTTGATGCGCTTCACCGCGGTCGACTAAGCGCGTCAAGCCGTTAATCCATTGGTTCATTTTTACTTTGGCGAAGCCGGAAAGTATGGTTGTGTATGTATTCATGTAGGCCGGAGCGTAGCTCCAGTAACCAGTGGATGCACCTTCACGACCGGGGTCCAGGTCAAACGCCATCGGAACGGCGTGGTAGGAGCCATGGATCATTAGCGTGTTATCGGGGAACGGAAGGCGCAGCAGCGCAGCCGCATTGGTGCCACCATTTTCCGCCTTCAAGGCAATCAAATCCTGCGTACCGGCGACAGCAGGCTTGACCAACGCCGTATCGTTGTAGTCCGCAAATCTACCGTCACCGAAAAAGGTGTATAGCGTATTGCCGTGCGGCACACGAACAGGATATCCGGTGTAGCTGTCCACACCTCCGAAGAACGATGTCGGTCCGCTCTGGGTGGCGAAGAAGTCCGAGTTGTCGATCACCACACCGTGCAGCATGCCCTTCATGATGGGGACTGCCGTACCCGGAACCGCTGCTACACCGCCATCGCTCGACAGCCCTTGGTAAGGTGTGTACGTGTAGTGCACGATAAATTCATCTGTGATGGAGGCCGTAGGCGTGACGTGCTTCGGCGCGATAACCAGCGCGTACTGGTCGGCCACCGCCGAGATATCGACAGAAATCAAGTTGCTATAGCGGTATTCTGCTGCCACGAATCCCGTCTGCAATGTCCAATCGGTGGCCGGGACATTGCGGCGCCACACGAGCGGCATTTCCACCATGCCACCTGGCACTTCCGCATCTTGCCAGATGTCGTTGCTCAATACGATGGCGGTAGGGTTGATGGGGTCTGTAGCCGTGTCCAACGCTTCTTCGTGCCACGTGAAGAATGCACGAACGCTCTTGGCACCTCGGCCAACCTCAATCCACTGGTCGACATCATCGGTGCGGAAAAACACCATCACGTCTACATCACCAGTGTAGGGTGCTGTCAATGTGATGGTAATTTGATCCCGAGCATCCGTCATGACTGTCGAGGACACAATTCCCGCAGTCGTGCTGAAGCGCAGCCGATCAATGGCTGGACCGCATAATGTAAACGTCGTTCCCGATACACCAGATGCAGCTTGCACGTCGGCATCTGTAATGACGATGCTTGCCGAGGCGGCCAACGTCTTCCGTACGATGGTGTACAGCGTACCGATGTTGAGGTCGACCGCTGGCCCGCCAATGTGGTTACGCTGCGCAGACCAAACTCGGTCGGGAATTTCTGCCAATCCGTAGTTGGCATTGAAGGGCGGAGTGATCGAGCGGTCATAGTGCACCCACCACGCCAAGCATGCCGTGCCAGACGCCGCTGTAATGGTGAGCTGCATTTCGGTCGCGCGCCCTATCGCGTCGGATGCTGTCACCGTCCATTCTTCGTAGATATTGTGGATTCCAGCTACCACACCCGTCGTCAAGTTGACTACGGTGCCACGCACGAACGATGGTGTTGTCGCATGGTCTTTACGCGTAGACCATAGCGGTGGACCCTTGAAGTCCATGTAGTTTACCGATGCCGAATTTCCATCCAGCATCATGGTAGACGGTAGTGCACGAAGAAGGTGCGCACCTGCTGGAGCGCGGATAATCAGTAGCTTGGTGCCGGCATTGTAGTCGACCAAGTTTTCAACGTCCGCGTAATTCAGCGTGACGTCGAAGCTACGAGCTACTACATGAAATTCCCGTGCATCGCTCCAAATGCGGCGCATATTGTCGCCATCAGGCAAAGCAAATGCAGAGCCAGGCGATGTCGTCGACACGTGGTCAGATTGCAGAATGCGGCTACCTGCTACAGTACCACCACTACCTGGACCAGCCCACTTGTTGGCCATTCTGGTACGCAGTTGACCCCGCATCATGCGGTCAATGGACTCATCGAGAATTTCTTGCCATGTGACATTTTCGTCGGCGAGCTGTCTAAGGTCCACAAGATCGTCAGGGTGAATTATGGTGGCAGCGGTTCGGTCGTCTACACGAGAAGCAGTAGAGCCATTCGGATTGCCAGCATAGCTCCATGCACCCGTATTGCGCCGGTGAACGAGACAAATGGGCATGGCCCACTCATGCAGCAGCGGATGGATTCGGTCATCCGCGTCAATGGAAAGCGCACGGCTCCACAGTCCACCATCGTGGTACGTGTCTGGCGTAAAGGAAGCATCCCCATGTAGCCAGCCGCTGGCAGTGAACGCAGCGTCTGTATCACGAATGTCTACACCACCAAGATTTTCCACTACGACTTCGTAGGTCACGTAGCCGCGCTTCCAGCCTTGGTCGCTCACATTAGGTGGCAGTGCAGGATGCACGCGATCTGAGGGCACATAGGGCCGATGGCGCTCGCTTACCCAGCGATATGGAGCTGTGCTGCCTGGTACAGTGACTTCGTCGGCGTACAGCGTGATGTTCATCTTGAGATAGACGAATACACGCTCATAGCCCGCCCCTGGAGGTGCGCCCAAGTCAACCTCCACCGCCGGGTCAATCCAGTCCTCCAGACCGCGCATACGAATGTGCAGGCGCTCTCCTGTGGGCTTTAGCGCAATGGAATTGGCAGATGCACTGGCCTGGATGGGGAAGCTGCGTACATGGCTGATAAAGCCCGATGGCAGGTCGCCCGTCGAGGTGTCATGCGTTGTGGTTCCTGGCGTGAGGCGGAACTGAGTCTCCACCAAGCCACGCGCCGTGTTCGCCATGTCCGCCACCGGATAGACGGGGAAGACAAAACGTGTTTCGCCGCGGAATACCCGGATGGCGTTGTTGATGGTGAAGTCTTCTGCCGTCGTACGGTGCACGACAAACAGCGGGATGGCCCAGCTCTTTCCATCGATGGGCGTGACGCCTGATGTCGCCATCCATACACGAGGGTCTGTGCCACCACCGGCCGGCGTAGAAAATGCTACGCCATCGACGTTCAGCGCCAAGCTCGCCACAGCATTGCTGCCGGGGGCGTACAACGCTGCTGTGGTAACATTTTCCACCGTAGCTAGGCGATACTTGGTCACGACCCAGTCATGACTGCGCGCTTCGATTTCCGGCAGGTCGAAGTTGTTGCCAGCCAATCCCGGTGTCCATGCAACGGTAGCGCCTTGTGTGTCTACTTGGTCTATGTCGTAGGTTGCTGCACCATTGGGATTTCGCGGGTAGGGGAATGTCTGCGGGCTGACAACCTGTTCGCGCCACACTTCCAGGAAGATGAGGTCGTAGCGGTTTCCCTTCGCCGCCATCGATATCTCTTGCGCGTGTACTTGGACATAGAGCCCATTGACGTACGCAGTGAATGCGTCGAAGGCAATGCGGTCCGCGATGTTGGGCTCTTCAATGATACCGATTTCTAGCGTCGAGCTGAGGTCTTTACCAACGGTCCAGCGGTCGCCAGAAATGATTCCGGATCCCTCGACATGGCGCCGTAGTTCTTCCTGTACCAGCGTATCGTTGTAGAGGCTGACTTCGGAGTTGAAGCTGCCAGTATTTAGTGCGTTCCACGCCACACCATCCCAAAAGTAGAACGTGCTATCGGCATCGACGAAGTAGAAGTCACCTGTACGGTTGGTGGGGCTGGGCGGTACTGGCAGTGCTGCTGCATTGGGCACGGTACCGCGGAAAAGACTGCGCCGTAATGGATCAATTTCATCGCGCTCGACGAAGCTGATGTTCGCTGACACGACCGACACAGCGGCCGGAGGCACCGCAACCTTGCACAGGACGATGTAGTAGTCCTTTTCCGGGTCGGCATTGAATACCGACTCTTCCAGCACACCGAATTGTAGTGGCGCGACGGCCGGACTTCCCAGAGCGTTGTACTTCGCTTTGACAAAGCACACGTTGGTCTGGTTATCCACAACCGTCAAAATTTGCGAAGCATCGCTCGTGATGGTCATGCCGTCGTACGACATGGCAATGAACGGGCTTACTACGACGGTAAGACCGGCGCCCGGAACGACACCTCCACCCCAGTAGACGCCGCGCTGCACGAGCTGCCGGGTCCGGTCATTGAGATCCGACGTGCGGTCGGGGTTTCGCCATACGAAAGATGCTTTGAGCGTCATCGCGCTACCTCGCTATGGCCAAGAGGCTCAGAAGAAGACTTGGAGACGGAACGTGATGTCGTCCGTTCCGGTCAAAATTAGAAGTGGACGATTGTACACTGCGAAAAGAAAAGATGTACCAATCTCTCCTGGATTTGCCACCGAGTCCACAATTTCCGCAAATAGAGCCACCGTACTGATCCCTCCGGTGACTTCTCCTTGCGCAATCGAGCAGACATATACCGGACAGTCGTCGGCCACCAATTCATAAGCGTCGATAGGCTCGGGGCCGAAAATCGGTGGCGCTCCCGGCATGGTGGTCGCTGATGGATCTGGTGTCAGCGCCGTAGTCGGATCATTTGGATCATGCCCACCAGCAGACACCGCAAATGTTTTCACACGGTAGCACGTTCCGATATTTGGATTCCAGACTTCTGCCATGCGCCGCTTGGCTTCGTTTGTCAGAACGGCTAGTGCTTCAAAGGCCATGTTAGGCTCCCATGCGCGGCTTGATGATGGTCAAATACACGCGCTTAGCCAAATCCGAAACTACCGCATTTTCATCAGCCATGAGCTGCACCAGCTCAGCATATAGTTGCGGATTGTCACGTTGTATATTGGCCAGGTCTTCTTCAGTGATGGGCATTAAGTTGCCTTCAGGTACGCTTTGTAGATGTAGACATTGGGAGGTCCGATGGGGGCCCCCAACGAGTCATAGGTGATGCGAACACGCCACACTTCAGGCTCCGCAGTTACGGTGATATTCGTCATCACGGCAATGCGGTCGCGCGTTGCACTGTCTGGCAGCGTGACGGTGGTGGGCGCTGCTTGCCAACTCGAAAGCCCTTCGTTCCAATAATAGAAATCGTGGAGCCGTTGCAAAGCTACTTTGACACGCGTGTTGGTATCGCTGTTCTTGTAGTCTACGGTCAGGTGGTAAATTAGGTCGACTGGGAACAGAATGTCATATTCCCACGTATCGCCACGATATGTGCCGTCATGGCCACCGTAGACGATAAGGCGCTTTTGCACTTCATGGTAGGCAACTTGTGGATGTGTTCTGGGTGGCGGCTTCTGTACAGGCATGCGCTGTACCCAGTCAACACCATCCCAATCCCACAAATCATTGTAGTAAGTTGGGCCAATATAGTCAAAGCCGCCAAATAGCAGCGACGTATTGGTATCGGGACAAAAATCCATGCCGGCTTGCTCACGAATTGGAGGTGTGTGTGCCGGGAAAATCTGCGTCCACGTTAGCCCATCATATTCCCAAGTGTCATTCTGGTCGAAACCTGCCACATAACCACCGAACAAGACTGTGCGATCCCGTACTGGATCGTACGTCATCGTAGTGCCTTCACGCGCTGGTGGCGAACTGGCAGGAAATTGCTGTGTCCAATCTACGCCGTCATAAAGCCATGTCTCATTATTGTCCGTAAAACTGGTGTCAGTTCCACCGAACATGAGGACTTTTTTCTGCTGACGGTCATAGGCCATATCATGCCAAAAACGAATAGAAGGCAGAGTGGCGGTAACGACTTGTGTCCAATCAATGCCGTCGTATTCCCAAGTATCATTCAATGCAGTAATGGCACTATCCAGTCCGCCGAACAACACCATGACTTTTCGATCACGGTCATACGCCATGCGAGACAAGGACCGCATTGATGGCATGGTGGCTGTAGGAACGGGATACCATTTCGTGCCGTCGTATTCCCAAGTCGTGTCTTGGTAAAGTCCACCTGTGTACAGACCACCAAAAACGACTACGACACCGCGATCGGAATCATAGGCAACGGCAGATGCATGCTGCGGGCGTTCGGTATAGCTGTAGTCCTCGATCGGGATCCAGCCAGTGTCGCGAATTTGAGCATACTGCTCCACCAACGCCGTCGCCAGCGAATCGTCTACGTCAAGCCGCGCACAGGCTCGACTTTGCCCAATTGGAAGGTCCATCGGAATTGCCGGAAGCGGTCGCTGTATATCGGCGTCTGTGGTGTCGTGCACAACATCATTGGTGGACGTTGCACGGGAATACCAAGATCGAATCCCTTCACCGTGCTTGTTCACGGTGTTCCACACCACGTAGTCGATATCCACGTTGGTGTTGTCGCTGTTGGGCGCGGCGCCACCGACGCCAAAGTAATTTTCCGAACTGGCTGTGGTGGGGAACAAGTTGTAAAACGTATCCAACAATGGCGTTGGACTGTAGTCTACAAATACCTGTACGCGACCTCGATATTGCGCATCATCATCTCGATCGATGCGCAACCGGAAATGCCGGTCAACAGCCACCATTGGAAGTGCAGCACTCACTAGATACGTTGCAAGGTTGTCGAGTCCGCTCGCTCCACCTGTCAAGCCAACGTATGTTTGTCCTCCACTGACGACTACGTTTAGGGCAACGTCGCGTACCCCGTCACTTCGACCGAAGATGGTGCAGGCCAGTTTCGGACCTACAGGAATGGTGTTGAGGGTGAGACGTACTTCAGCATCAGTCACATGTCGTCGATCTAGCGCGGCGTCAGCCAATGTGAAGTACACGGTGTCGATATTATCGCTGTCGGCCAGATTGAGAAAATTGCCGATCAACGCCGAGCTTTGCGCACCGACTTTTGTCCACTGCAAGTCGCCCAGCACAGCATCCGGTGTTGCACCATCATAGGGGTCATAGATATACGGTGTATCCGCGTATTCTACTTCAAGCCACGCTTCCGCGACTTCGATTTGCCCGGACGCTGGCGCTGCCGTGACCTCGAAACCAATACCCAAGCACGACGCTCCTGCTGCCGTGTAGCGCGCTGTAGACGTCCGCCAATCCTCGCGAAGTCGGTAGACCACGTCCACGTAGCTATTTGTATTGAGGACTACAATTCCGGCGTCATAGCGGTCGACCGTGTTGCGCCGGAGGTACACCGTTACCTGCGTCCCGATCAACGCCACCGTTTGGCGTAGCCGGATGTGCAAGGAGATGCCCATCACACGGCCCCAGATAGGCTGATAGCCGCTTCCGCAGAAGAGCGAGACCTTCGCCCCGAGGGTGTTGCTGTACACCGCTGGAGGGGCTCCTGAGCCGCGTCGCACGGCCTCCCACCTAGCCACGCCGCCAAGGACGCCCCAGTCCGTATCGGGTCCATCCTCAATTATATCCAGGATTACACGTGGCATGACTACAGATCGAAGTATGGGTTCTCAAGCAACCCGGGGTCATCGCCGCCAAAAAGCGGATTCGGTGGTGTCACCAAGCTCAACGCAGATTCTTCAAGGGCCAATGTGCTGAGCAGAATCACATCGGGGCCCATTTCACAGCACGACGCCTCCGCAGGAATTTGCACAATCGGCGTGTATGAATCGAGACAGTTTCCATAGTCGAAACGTTTCGTCGTACTCGTGCCAACCCAGTAGTCCGTCAGCAAATCCACATCGTACACACTATCAAAGTGGCCGGTGACGGTGTGCAGATTGAACTGAGCTTTCAGATTATTCAGCAGCGACAAGCTCGTCGGCACATCGACCACCGTAACAGCCGCCAATGGATGCAAGTCATCGGTTGGGACGTGCATTGCTGCGTCATTAACGTGGTTCGTGTACTGCTGCTGAGCGTCTTGCGCAAACGCCACAAGCGACGCGACGTCAAAGGGAATGGGTGCCGTAATTTGATGACTACCACCAATGACGTAGTGCCATGTCGGCGTTGGGTCCGCATCGTGCGCGTTGAAGTCTGCAAGAATTTCTGTCGCCAGAGGAATGGCTGTCGCCAAACCCACTGCGTCAGCTGTCAAAACAGCGTTGGTCTCATCAGGCTGAATGTGTGTGCCGGTATCGAATACCCCGCCTGCATCGAAAAATTCTCCGCCGATGCCGGGCGATTCTACCTGTTCATCGAACGGGCTTGCCCATGCGCAAAGTACAAAGGAATTGGTGATGCTCACAGTACCCGCAACATCAATGCGGTCCATGCAGCCGAGGAATTCAATCAGCGAAAGTACATCGCATCCAGGACCTAGGTTGTCAGTACGATTACCAATGACGTCAATCGACCCAAAGCGATGTTGCTCGTATTTCTCTTCACCAGTGTATTGAATGGTGACGACTTGCTCACTCATCCGACGGATGGTGTAGAAGTCGACGTTGTTCATAATGGTGATGAACGCCAGCCAATGATTCAGGCAAAGGTTCGGCAACCAGATATGCATGTCGTACCCGAGGTCGTCATGCCCACTGGTCTGCGGCTGGTACAGGTCTGGCTGCCACAGCTCCGGATTTACCGGCGCCGTGATGACGGGTGTAGATTGGGAAAATCCGGTCACCAAGTCCGTCACGCCACCTTGGAGCCCGCTCTCGTTATAGAGGCAGTTGGCGATGAACTTCACCGCCATCGACCTCCAGCTGCGAACCTCTGGAAGCTCTCGCTGCCAGGGCATTTGGTACTCGGCGATGAAGCTGGCCCACGGGCTCCTGATGAGGTTCAGGAACTTTTCGTTCTGGTAGCCCGCCATCTCGTACAGCGACTTTGCGTAGACGTACATGTACTTCGCAATGTGCGTCGCTGCGATAGACAGATGCACCGGTGGATCGATGCGGTTGGTTACCAAAATGAAATTGATCGCTGGAGGGTGCAGCAGCGGGATTTTTACGCGGTCCAGCTGTGCGCGCGGACGGTGACGAAGTACCAGTTTGTTATTGACGTAAATGTCAACTGTGGCGTCGAGGCTGTCCGTTGCGAGTAGAAATTCGGTAGAAAGGTTCGTCCTCGGCGTCATCTGCGCGGATTGCAGGTAGAACTGTCCCGCCGGGATAGCGTCCTGCATGTCCTCGAAGATGGAGTCCCACGGAACCGGGGACAAGATGAAGTCGAGCGCCACTACCGAACTCCAAAGTCCGGGTGCAGAATCGGATATTCCGTCCTGCCGTCAAAGGAAATCACTTCCACATCCAGGAAGGCAAAGTCTAGACGAGCAAACCCAGTGAGCTGAAATTCTTGCAGCCCATCAATGGATTGCTCAGCCGCCTTCTGGTATGAATATGGGTCCAGCTCGCTGACGAACGTACGGAATCCGCTGCTCGGCGAGGTTGGATTTCGGAAATAGCCTTCCGTGAAAATTTGCAGGGCGTTGACCACGTCTGCTCGGTCGGCTGTGGAGAACGCTTTGATGCGCCCCTCCACGCGCACACTAATGGGATCAGCTACGCGTACCAAGACGTCGCTGCCAAATGGGCGCGAACGGTCTTTTACCAAATTGTAGGATGTCCACACTTGGTCATAGTACATGTAGCGAATTTCCACCGTCTGCGCCGGCAGTAGTGGATTCGACAGCGTGATGCGGTCGTTGGCCAACGGCGAACCGCGTGTATCGGCGCGCGTGTCTAGCTCCACATTGAACGACACAGGTGTGCCATCTACTACCACAGATTGGACTGCCAGTATAGGTGTACGTTCGGGTTTGACGTACGTTTCCCCACCAGCCGAAACATAGGTTTGTAGGTATGGCGCTACTTTGTCCGTGATGAGATAAATGTCGTACCCCATCTTGGCGTTGATCGTCTTTAGGCGTTTGAAGATGTCGAACTCCGACGAGTTCGTGATGCTCACCGCATCAAAGCCACCAGGATCGATGTCCTGGATGGTGCTGATAAGAAATCCGGTGACGTCGGAGCTAATGCCCTGAAGGCGGTCTTGCACAATGCGGACGAACTGTGTTTTGTCGACCGTGTCGCCGCCACCGCGAGCGGCTGTCTTGTTGATTACGCCATCAAATCCTTCTACCGGTGTGATGATGGTATCGATGGCGGTTGGCGGAAGATCGTAGTCAAGCCCCACCGCGATGGCTTCGGCATTCACCGCAATTTCGTACCGCTGCTCTTCCGCATTGTAGAAAACGTTGGCAATGTTGCCAGGCATTTCTGCGTCTTCGAGCGTGGTGTACACGAAACGCTGGTCTCGCGTGCCGATTTGTGTGCCTGCTTCAGCGATGATTGTTTCATCATCGGCAGGCTTGGAATAGCGAAACAGGTGGACCACGACTTTGGAAAACGATCCAACATTGGCGTCGAGACCGTAATTCAGCCCCAGCTGGTAAATGTCTTCGTCTTCCAGGCTGTCAGCTTGCTCTAGCTGCCAAACCTGCTGAAGATATCCAGACAGTGATTCGGTCTTTGATAGCTCCACCGCGTGGGCGTAGTACATGACCGACAGTGGGCCTTTACGCGTGTCGATACCGGGATCGACAAGCCGCGTCGTCGTATCCATCTCGTCAAGAATCGTATCTGTGTCTCTTGGATTGGAAGTAGGCATGGCGGCTCACAGGAAAGAGGTGCTAGATCCAGTTAGGCCGAACAAAGCATCGACTCCGACACCCGCGGGCAAATCAGATAGCAAGCTGACTTCAAAAGCCGTCGGTACCGGCTCGTCCGATTGATTGATGAGCAGCAAGAAAAATGAGTAGCTCAGCTGGCCAACTTGCTGCACGTCAATGCGATCAATGGTGTCGATGCGCTCCTCATCGGTGGCATAGGGATCGAGGTCCTGCATGTCGATGAGACGCTCAACGGCTTCTTGCACGTAGGTGCGGATGCGCTCCTGCACCAGTACAATGTTGTTCGGGATGGGGTCTTGCTGGATACGGTAGAGCTGGCTACCGTTGAAGTAGGTTGGAAAATCCGGGTCGAAATTGTTGAGCAAGGACTCCGCAGTGTCCTGCGCCAGCTTTTCTTCGTCCTGGATGTTGATGTGTCGGCCGGCGATGTCCGTCGCGAGGTCACCGTCGACCATCTTCAGCGTGATGCTCATGATGTTGCTCGAACCTTATGGATAGCTGAGGATTGCGCGAACCCAGCTCCGCATTTCGCGTTGTTCGTCGGACGTTAACCGGCCTCCATGAAATGCCTTGGAAACTTGCGCCAGTCGGTTGTAGTATTCTGACGCATCGGCTTCTTGCTTTACTTGACCCAGACCTCTGACCAAAATGGACATCAACGGAGCGAACCCTACTGCGAAAAATGTCTCGCCGTTGTTGATCAGACCGTCTTTGAATCCATCGAACGACGAAACAATTTGCGTCAGCGCGTCGCTCAACGTCTTGCGCACCGTGGCTTGCTGGTCCGCAAACAGCTTCAGGACCTCGTCATGGTCATCGGAGCCACCATCAGAATCCAAAGCCAATCGCAGATAGGCGACGGCTTTTCGTTTGGACTCCGGCGTTGCAAGGATGAGTGCATCCTCAGTGTCGCCACCAATGACAGTTTCTGTTTTGCGGTCAGAACTGTAGACGGTTGGCGGAGAAAGCTTCCTCCGCGTCTCCAGATAGACACGCTGTTGGTCAGTAATGGTCATCTAAGCCCTAGACAGTAACCTACAGAAACTCGGAAATAGCGTCCGTGAACAGTCCTAGGCTGGGCGGGCTGCAACCGGTGGTGGCGGTTTTTTGCTCATCCGCAGCTACTTTGGTTTCCCGCACTTCGCCAGTCAGCTCGCGCACCGCTTTGTCAATGCGGTCGAGGAATTTGAGCTTGGAATCGAGCGACTTTTGAATGTCCTCCATGACCTTTTTCACCCCGCGGTCGATGGTGTTGGTCACGGTGGTCACAGTTTTTTGCACCTCGCCAGAAAATTCCTGCACGCTCTGTTCGACTTGCTGCGTCGTCTTCTGCGTAGGCACGTCTGCCAAATGATTCATGCCACTGAGCGATGATGACATCTCCGTCGATGCGTTAATGATGTCCTGCGTATCGCCAGCCGGACAGGACGTGTCGAGATCCTTTCCAGATTTGCAGGGATTCTCCACGCCGCCCAAGTCAAACCCAACAATGCTGGAGATGAGATTCTGCATCTGGCACAGCGGCGTGCGGATAAGATCCATCAGGCTTTCAAACGCGCTAGTGATGGTCTCATCAAGCGATGTCGATAGCTCTTTCAGCGCATCAACGAGTAGCGACGTGGGTAGAGGAATGCCACCCAATGTTGGCGCTCCGACACCGCCAGAGCCTCCAAGCGCAATGCCTCCCGGTGCACCGCTGCCTACTCCAGGAATATCCGGTAGTCCGGTACCTTGGCCATCCGTTCCTAGCAGACATTGCAGCAGGTCATTTTTCAGCAAATTTTCTGCTAGCGAGGAGAGGTTCGACAGCTTGTTGAGTAGCCCTTCTACGGCACCCATTACAGCCTTGATTTGCGCGTCGAAAATTCCGCTAGCTGTGTTGATGATGTTGCTGAGCGCGCCAAACGCAGACTCGATTTGCTCAGCCGACACCGGCAAATCTGCGGTGGGCATGTTCGGCAAGTCAAGGTTCGGAAATGCTGGTGTGGATGTGTTGAAATTCTTGGACTGTCGAGCACACGCTTTACCGCGTGTGGCTAGCTCCTTTGCCAAGTCATCTTCTGCCAATGAGTCTTTGGCATTGATGGCTTGAGCCGCAGCAATCGGCTTCTTGAGGGCAGAGCGCAAGCCATTTGCGAGAATGAAGCGGTCGTTGTTAGTTACGTCATCCAACGCTTTTTCTCGGTCGGAAAACGACACCGATCCGGGAATGCGCACTCCAGAGACTTTTTCGGCTAGCAGGAGCTTTATTTCCGCATCCGACAACCCTAGCCGATTAAACAATGTAGGTTCCTCAACGAGGTAGACCGTCGGCGCCAGCACCTGCGACGACACATCTTGCTCGGGGCTTACGCCGGTTAGAATGTCGGAAACATACGGCTCCGGCATTCCATAGTTGATGACCCGATACCGCGTGGCCTGTGTTGCTGTGACCTCGGTGCCCCAAAACCAGTAGTTGTTGATGACCGACGCATTGCCAGAAGCCCATTGACTGGCCACCAAGGGCAACGGTGTATCCGCGCTACGGTAATTCTCCGCCACGGTCACGAACGTTTGCAGCTCGCCACAAACCAGCTCTTGCGTCGTGGTCTCCACATTCTGTGTGGTAATGTAGGTAGGTAGCTTACCATTGGCGCTGATATGCGCTAAAGCGCTCTTGAGCTTGTCGAGGTCTTGGCTCAGCAAGTCGTATAAGGCATTGATACCATTAAGATTTGTTCCTTCTACGATGAGCAGCTTGCCGTTGATGATGACAAAGTTCTCGTTCTGGCTACGAAGGTACTTGGCGGCATCGTCCGCAGACTCCACCACAGGCACGTCAGCGGCTTTAAGCAGGTCTTGATAGGTGGAGTACCCGAAGGCTTTTGAAATGTCGTGAGCGGCCGTCTCTGCGTCGCTGAGAGGGGACCCCTTGCCATCGCTTAGGAAGGTCTGCGGCTGGATGGTCGGAGCATCGAGTCCTGTGCCGATCGGGATGCCCGTCACCAGGGCAGCGACTTCAGGCGTGAGGAGCCAAGCATTCAAGGCATCGATGGTGGTACCCGAGATGGCGCCTGTGATGTCCACTGGTAGCACGCAGTAGATCGTTGTATCGCCGATGACGTAACTGCTTGCTGGACGTGCTGCCAGCACGCCGCCCGTCGAGTCGGGTCCCAAGTAGATGTACGTGATACTGATTTGATTGCCTGCCGAGCCAGAGTCTACCGCTTGCCACAGTACTTGGTCATTGGCCGCCGCACCGATGGTCGCGCTGGCTTTGGTTTTGTTGGAAGACAAGCGCTGTACAGCAACTGCTAGTGCAGTGGCTTCGTCGTTCGTTTGTTTCTTGATGCGCTCCAGCTCACCACGATACACCCGAAGCGCGTCCGAAATTTCATCCTGGATTTGGCATCCGTAGTAGATGGAAGGCATACGTTACCCGGACAGCTTTACCTGCTGGCTCAATACGCTGCTCAGGTTGCCGCTCAGCGTCGACAGCATGGTAGAAAGTGAAGTCATCGTAGCAGCGGTAGCGGGTGTCAACGCCGGTTCAGCTGCCAGCACAGACAAGGCTGACGCAAGTGCGGTGAATATTGGATTCAAAATGCCGTTCACCAGCGTCGTTCCCAGTACGGCCTGAAACGCACCGGTATTTCCGAACGTCACGTTAGAGCTGGCCACACTGACTTGATTTGACCGGATGGTGAGGCCCGTGTTGAACGTGAACTGCCCTGTGTCGGTGGCGGTGATTTTCAGTGTCTTGGTATTCAACTTGAGTGTGTTGTTGGCACCAAATTGCAGATTTCCTTCGGTGCTGGTAGCCGCGGAATTGTTCAACAGGAAGTTCAGCCCTTCATCAATGCTCAGCGTCAACAGGTTGCTGCCCGAGACATCAACGAACGTGCGCTTGAACCGCAGGCGTTTGTTAGTGGCTGCTAGCGTCTCGAAAGTTCCATCCGGTCCTACCACATCGCCATCCTGCACCACGGAAAGCTGTTTTCCGTCTTGTCGGTTGATGCTACGGAAATATTCTTGGGCAAACTCACCGGCTGTTTGGATACGAATGAAATCTTGTACAGCGGGTGCCAACTGCGGATTTTTCTGGCTGGGCCGCCGCACGATGCCAAAGCGTTCTTCATGCGCAAGTATGGTTGGATCGTGCAACATGAGCCGGCGTTTGTGCGTAGGCGCGATGGAAGTGATTTCCAAACGCCCCGGGCTCATGTCCATTTCTAGCGGGCCACCACGTAGTTCCAAATCTCCGCGCCGGCCAAAGAAAGCATACGCGCGTCCCTTGGATCGTATTTCAATTTCACCGGCTTCAAGCCGTCGAATCAATGACTGCTGCGATTTGGAATCCTTTACCTGGCGTGGCAGGGTATTGGAAATATACCCCCAGATTTCTTCACGATGCAGGTCGCCTCGTCGCTGTGTTAGCACCGCCGTACCAGGTTCTGGCATCGTGCGGATCCAGGAGTTGACGCCGAAGTATGGATGACGCACCACCAAGCGCGGTGTGCCAGGCGTTTGTGCCATGTCGACGTTGACGGATTCGATATCCGGTGCCACGGAAGAAATGACACCGCGAATCGGCAACTCGACGGATCGCGCATTCTTCGCAATCTGTCGTTGTACAAAGGCGTCGTGCTGTGACATCAGAGGTACGCGGAGTCGATTTGGCCAAATCGACTCAATCCAGTCTTCCAGGCATTTTCCTGGTTGGTGTTCTTTTGATCGAAGTCAAGATATTGGCGTACCGATGCGTGAAGTGCCCCTTCAAGGCGTTCGGACTGTACCAAAGCAAGCTGTCTCGTGATGTCCCTTTCTTCCATGCGCTCTTCCAGTCGGCGTTGTTTCTGGAAAATTTGCCGCTTTCGCGCGCCGCTGGTGAAGCTGTTGCGGGCCGACCGGGACTTGCGGTCAACGTCGGTGCGCTTGATGACGCTCTTCTTTCGCGTTTTTTCTAGCCCACTGCTTCCCAATCGTTTGCAGAGGTGCTGCTTGTTGTCCTTCACGATGGCGCGGCGTTGACGAGACGATTTTATGTACTTTGAACCATAGATTCTTCCACCAGGTGTGGCGGAGCGCTGAACCGCATTGTCAATGATTTGCTCCGGCGTAAAGAACCATAGAGGATTGACATCAATCCACTCACGCAGGTTCTTTTTACCGAACACATTGGCTTGATTGGGATTGGTAAACCAGGAAAACGAGCTGTTGACGTTCTGCCACTTTACCAACGCATCAATCACGTCTACAGCTTTGGCGGTGTTTACATCGATGGTCTTCGTTACCGTCTGGCCATTCTCTTGCACCTTGATGGTTAGCTTACCCCGCAGTCTTTTTTTCCAAGCTTCTGAGAGCGTGGAGTTCAGTGGATCTTCTTTGAGATTCCCACGCACGGTGGTGAGTTTGTAGGCCAAGATTCGCGTCAGAAACTCGTTGCGCGCTTTCAGCACCTCACGAAGCGTATTGCTGTAGGTGGTGTCGGAAATTCTACCTGCTGATCTGACTTTCATCGTCAAGTGCAAGTGCGCGAGTGCTGTGCCCGCGTTTCCAGTAGATCCTATCTGACCCAGTGGATGCACTTTTTCCGGATCTGCTGGAGCTTCATTAGTGCCAGCACCATACACACCACGAGGTCCCTCATAAATGTCTCCTAGATGCAGGTAGAGCAATTGACAATGCAGTTTCCGATACACGGTACCGTCAGGACCTTTGGTCAGCTGGTCACGTTGCTTTATATTCGATGCGCTGATCAACTTGGTACCTGGCAACGACACGTAGCCTTCGCATTGCAAATACAATCCACGGTCGTGTATACTTGTAGACTGCACTGGTTTGATGCGTTTGGTCTTTTTCCTGATCTTCAACCACGTCTCGTACTCATTGACCAGTAAAAACTTGTACGTGGTCTCGATGAACCGTGTGGGTGCGTTGGGGTCGTCTGGCTTGATTTTGATTTTAACCACTTCACCAGGAAGAATGCCGCGCGCTTTGCGTACTCCCTCTGATATTTTGTGTGGCTTTTTAACAAAAAATGGTTGCATGTCTGCTGGCACATTGAAGACGCGCGTTTTGCCTTCTTGCACCCACTGCCCTTGCGCATTCTTTATAACGTAGCGCTCAGACACTGGCACAGCTCTGGCTTTATCAGCAGTGAGGTACGAGCCAAATTGATAGGCGGCTTCGATGGAAAAAAATGGAATTGGTGCATAGACGTTGCTGTTCTTTGGATTCGCAAACAGGTCTACGCCAGAGTGATACGGATACTTTTTCCCGCCAAGAATATGGTACGCAGGAGCATCACCTGGGGTACGCACAAATCCCCACTGATTGAATTGATATTCATTAGGGGGTTTGTGAGTAAAGAAAGGTATGGCGTCGTAAAACAACTTCGTGCTGTCGTAGCGCTGCTTGATACCGATGGTGCCATCACCACGCAGGCCAGCCTTGGCGTCATTTGACCCCTTTGAACCGGTCTTTTTGTCCAAGCTAGACTGGATGCCCGTACTAGGTTTGACAGATGCTTCTGGACCGCCTGCGCTGCCAGGACGTCGATGTGCACGTCGTCCCACCCCTGTGTTGGGCTTTGTTGGCACCGTCTTGGACGTACCTTTCGCTCCAGCCGTACTGCCGCTGAGGGTCTTTCCTTTGGCAAATGCAGCTCGTAGCGCGCTGGCTTGTGGTTCACCTACGGCGGTTTGATTCCAAGCCGCAGATCCGGTTCTGCCTGGACCTTGACGGCTTCCATTGTCAGCACGCACTGTGTCATTACTGCGCAATGCTGCCAAATTTACATCGGGCTGACGATTGGAGAAATTCCCAGCGCTACGCCGCGTATCGAGCGACACGCTACCGGGCTGAAATTGCGTGTAGTCCAACGGCATGCGTGTGCCGCCGCCAGCGTGCCTGAAGGTGCCATCTCGGTTGAGCCACCGTACATAGCCAATGTCCGTTTCTGTGGTGCATTCACCCCCAGGTGGCGACATGGCGTAGTTGACCGTTTTTACCAACCCAATGCGCTGCCGAGGAATGAGATGGATCGGTCGATTTGGCAGGATGTACGGACGAAATGGCGTCGACACTTGGAGCTTGTGCATACGACCAAATTGACGATTAATGTGAAAAAGACCGTAAATGATTAAGCTGGCCAGCGCACCTGCAACACCACCCGGACCGTGCGTGCCGTTGGGTCCAAAGTTCGCGCCGACACCTGGAAGGGCGATGTTTACGTCCTCCACTTTGATACCCAAGCGACGAGCTAGAATGGGCGCCATGATGGTAATGGTGGCAAAGCGGTTCTTGATCTGAAAATCTCTTTCTATAACTCCTTGCAGCTCTTTATCCAGCTCGCTACCAGTCAACACCCACGCAGTGGGCAGGTCGCCGGATTCCTCGGAAATGCTGGAGCTGATGAGCTGCTTGTCGACTTCGTACGCGCCGCGGAATGTCGGACCAAAGTCACTTGGCAGAATGTTGTAGTTCGGGAACTCAAAGCACCAATCACCCATCGGACTGATGTAGCACTGATAATCGAGAAGCGTGCACACTTGGTCAATCATCGACTTACGCGTCTCATACTGATGACTAGTTGCGCCGTATGGGTTAGCACTCAGATGCCGCTGCACGATGGTGCTTCCACCCGTTCCCTGCTCAGGCGTCAACATATTGAGGAAGACGTTGAGTGGCGAAAATACTTCTTTGATATCGGTGACCGTACCCTCACCGATGATTTTCATTTCTTGGTACGTCAGGGGACGTCCGAGCTGTCCAAAAACGCACACACGGTTCCAATTGTCTAGGCGGCCAGGATTACGATAGTCCACTACGCGCGAACGGGCGCCGAAGACTACGTTGGTGTTTTCCATCACAAGCCACTCGATGGACTGCTCGAAAGACATCTCTGACAAAGGATGCGAGTGCTTACCAACGTTGCGTACCAGGTCAGCAAAAATCCCGGCGTTGCGGTCTGTCCAAATGGGTCGATTTTCAAACAAATCAGCCATGGTGGCGCCGGAGTTTGGCACCGCGGCGCGCGCTTGTGCACGTCCTGCATTTCGCGCGTCAATGAAGCGCTTAACCATTCTTTGCGCTTCAGCGAGCTGTCCCCCTTTGCGTCGGAAAGTGGACTGCACAACCGCAGTTTTTTGCTGCTTTTCACAGTTCTTAATGAACTGTTCGATCTTTCGTAATTCGTCGTTGATGCCGGAAATGCTTTTCTTGACTTCTGCTTGCAGCTTGGTGGGTGACGGGAGCTTCTTTTGCTCCTCCAACAACCGTTGGCGTACCTTCAATCTGTCAGCTTCGGTAAAAATGGGCTTTGGAGCAGTCTGGCCACCATGCGCACCGGTCTGCGTGATGTCTTTTAACCGCGCCGTCAGCGTTGACGAAATGCCAGTCAATGCAATGTTGAGCTGGTTCGCCGTCGACTTACCAAAATCTTCGGTTAGCTTGGATGCCCAGATGCCAATCTTTTTGGTTCGCTCGTCCAGCGAATTCGCTTCTTGAATGGGCGGTACGGGTATGATCCATCCGTTGTCGATGCCTGTTTTGACAAACGCTGCCGCTTCTTGAATGGGCTTTGTTAGAGAGTCAACGACACCGGTGATGACGATGCCCGAAGTGCTCTGTAGCTGAGCCCCAGCGTACGTTCCGGCTTGGAAAATTGGCAACAGAATATCGAAGCCAAGCGGAGAGTTGAACAACAGAACGGTGTTTGCGACGAACTTTTCCAGCGTGACTTTGGTAACCGCAGTGACGAGCGCCTTACACCGGCCATCAATGTATGCCAACCCGTTTTTCAATACGTTGATATCGCCTTGTGCAGGCTGAACCCATTGGCCGTCAACGTTAGTCCGTGTCGGTTTTACGATTTTCAGATCGCTTCTTAGCTTGACCTGAATGCCAATGGTCTTGTTTTGTCTCGTATCGCGTTCCAGCAGCCAATTGTTGACGTCTATCGCATTCAGCTTGTCGACGATTTTTTGAGCGGCGCTCATTTTGTCGACGAGAGGCTTACTTTGCTCCTGCACAGTAGTTTTTGCTGCTTGCAGTGCTTTTTGGAAGCAGTCACTGTTGATGCTCAAGTCAGATGTTCGACATGTCAACAGCACCGCATTTTCCGCCAAACAATTTAGCCAGCGGTCGAGCACCTCCTTGAACATGTTGCGCACGCCCTTTAGCTTTTCCAGGACGGCTTTGTCCAACCCGATGGTCTGAAGAAGTGTGCGGTTACTTTTGAAGCGCTCCTCAACAATGTCGGCCCGTACTGCACCAGATTTCAGCTTCTCTGGCGTTGGATTGACATTGATGCGCACCCGCATCCGCTCATACAGCCCACGGATGTCGTAGCACTGAATGTTCATGGTGCGCTCGGCCGTTACAGGTCGATCGTCCCAGCTGTATGCCGAAACGAATCCTGTAAATGCCGGTATCCAGAGGTCGTGCCACTCTTTGTAATTCGGCCGCTTAACGGCTGAGACATGCGGCAGACGGATGAAGATGCGCACACTGTCGTGCTTGTGGATGACACTGCTGAATGGATTTAGCGGATAAAGCCACACACCAGTTTCTGGGTCGATTTCCGCTTGTTTCGTTCCGGGCTGTACCGCCTTGTACTTGCGATAGTAAATGACGTACTTCGCCAGCTCATCCGCTCGGGCGTTGGCGCGCCCTTGGTGCGGGATAATCTTACCTCCACGATCGCGTGCTAGCCGCCAGCCGGTGCCGTGCACACGCCATGCTGATTTATTCAGGTTGGCGCAGATATTCGCCGGCGTGATGATGAACGCGTCGTGGTTGTTGTTGAGCGTAAAGCTCGCTGTATTCATCCCACCCGTAGTTTCCAAAGACCAGCGAACATTGCCCATCACGTAGGGAGTGACATCTGCGCCTTCAATGTAGACGCGTAGGTCATTGTTTTGGACGGCGTACTTCTGTTCTTTGAAATCGATTTTGGCGCCGCACAGCCATTGTCGGCTACGGCTAGACACCTTCTTCTGAAAAATGCCTACCGTTTCGTTGGCGCTAGCGAGATATACATCCAGCGCCGGGCGGCATTTTGGTTCAGCGAAGGCGCCAGCTTTTCGCGCACGGTCGAATGCCGTTCTATTGGTACGGGTAAGCTTTTGCTTGAGATTACGCTGTTGGAGCTTGGACGCATTGCGGGCATTTTGCTTCTGTTCTTGCGACAGCAGCTTGTACAGGTATTCAGAAAGCGAACCGGACTTTGTGCCAACCTGGACCTGTGTCGTGTTGACAAAGTCGTTCAACGACCCCCGCGGATTATTTCTGGCAGGTGGGTTGGGCATCGCTCGTTCTACTTCATACGCTTTTCGACTTGATTAACCAAGTGGCCCAAGTCATCACCGAAATAAGCGTTGTTTCCGCGCACAAATTTTGTGGCCATTCTGGAACGGAACACTTCTGCGATGATGGCACGCATCAGCTCATTTTCATGGTCGCCCAATTTCATCCGCCGGATCAACAACTGCGCAATGCGCACCTGCCACAGCCGGTCGTAGATGCTTTGGAATTCGATTTTGTTGAAGATGTCGTCAGGAACCGCACCCTCTTTTTGGTCGGTGCGGTCGAGGTACTGCTCAACCAGTTCCAACTCAACCACTGCGGCAGCTCGGGCCGCAGAGTCGCTACGCTGTGCTGCCGTCCGCAGCAGCTTCGCTAGCCACTGTCCGGTCGCGTCCAGTTCCTCGTACTTCGGATTGGTGGGTTCGTCGTTCGGAATGCTGCTCATGATGTTGCTCTTCAAAATCACCCGTTTCCCAATTGATAGCGCTGCCAACGTCGACCCCGTACTTTGCTCCGAGGTCTGACACGAAACGTGCCAAGTTGGCTTCCGCCATCTGGTGGGTGAGTTTTGTATTTTGGAGTGCCTGCTCGGCGGCGCGGATCGCCATCCGCTCACGCTCGACAACTAAGGCCAAGACTTTTAGGTTCGCGTGATCAATGTCGCTCAGCTTCTTTGGCATTCGTCTTCTCGTTGGTTATTGGAGGTTCACCAGCCCTCGGATGATGCCTGTCTTGCTGCCCGATCCGTCATCCGCCAAACCAGACAGTGCTTTTCCTAGAATGCTCCCTGCGGGCGCGTCCGCCGGCGCTACCGTGCAGCGTCCACCACCAGCGCTCACCAAGCGGTCTCCAGGTGCGATAGAACCATTCGTAGTGATGGCGCGGATCGGAACAATGCCTACCACCGTCATGGCTAGCTTGTCGACCTCGGGCACCAACCCCTTCAAAATGGCCACTCCTTCATGGTAGCGGACAACTGTATTGCCGCCTACAAAATTCAACGTCGTGACGCCACCACTATACACCGCGGGGAGGACATGGACAATATAACCTCCCACACGGAGGTACTCTACGCCCGCCAGAGCCGTTGTGACGTCCCCATCGAAGGTCAGGCTGGTAAGGCTACCTTGCTTGTTTGGCACCAGTCCTAGGGGCTCTGCGGCGCTCTCATCGTAGCCGTTGCCCCGCCCCATGATGAGGGCCGGATAGGTGGAGGCCACCTTGACTCCGATGACCTTGGGGTCGGCGACGGCGCTCGACTCAGACATCTTGCCCTCGGCGTTCACCACCAATACCGTGCCGTCCAAATAGGTAGCTGCCGTGCCCTCTACCTGTACCCACTCCGCCACGTCGGTTGCCGGGCTGGTGTAGGATCCATCAGCGTGCACGTTCCCGTCGTTGTCGACATCGAACAGGTAGATATTCACGCCTGGGTCGTTGTCAGCGCCGGTGCGGCTGATTCGGAACATGTAAGCCGCATTGTCGCTAACGTCTTCGCTATGGATGGTGAAAATCTCTTGGTTGGCCAGCAAACTCGGAGACCGATGCACCAAGCGCAAGGTTGCGCGATTATCGGCACCAAACGCCGGACTGACGACCAGCAATGTTGTATCCTGCTGCGTGTCTCCAGGGTCGCCCCACGACGTACCTTCTTGACCGCCCACGGCGACACGAATGGCTGCCGCCGCAGAGCCAGCTTGGCTACCGGCGATGTAGAGCTTTCGTTCAGCGTCGGACCGTGTAGTACGCAGCTGGAAATGTGTGCGCAGTCCAGGAACGATGGAGTCATCGATGGTCTCGATAGCCAGGCTTGCTTCAGAGCTGTAGTCGCCTACGTGGAAGGTGGAGCCCAGCGTGGAAGCCGCTTTGATGTCTTCCCAGCCACCGCGCAACGAACCGCTAGTGGTACGGAATTTGATATCGGTGTCGACATCAACCGCTAGATTGCCTGAGTACACCAACAGGCGTCCACCCGCGTCGGACAGCCCGAGCGCTTCCGGTCCACCTTCCAGAATTACGTAGTTTGTGGAGCCACCATTGGGATAGCCTAACGATAGGCGCCCGTGGTGATTTTTAGCTGTGACCAGTGTGGATCGCGGACCGATGGTTAGATTCGGCCCACGCCGGTCAGGCTGGCCAATGGAAGCGAAAACCGCTGGCGTAGCCAACGTGAGCAGCTCGCGGTCTTCGTCCGTAATCGGCGGAGCGCTCTGGTTGTGGCCAACACGAAAATAATTCAGCGCCAGTCCAGAATTGTTGTCGCTGTCGAGGAAGACATTGACGTCATCTGTGCCGGCAATCGTGCCACCACCTGCAACGCCGCCGTAGTTCAACGACGCTGCAAGCGTTTCTAGATCCGATTCCGTCGCGTTGTTGGCGACGAGCCGAATTGCATTGGCGCTGCTGTCATCCGCCAGAACGCCGCTGTAGCGCAGAGCACGAATAATCGTGTCTACGACCTTTTCTGTAAGTCGTGGAATTTTAGACATTTTTGTTCTTCAGGCGCACCGGGCCTATATAGAGTAACCAGGGCGTTAGCCAGCGCGCATTCATATTGACAATGCGATACTGTTGCGGTAAACGTAGTGCATGATCACCGAAATTACCCCAGAGCAATGGCAGCGACTCCAAGAGGAATGTGAAAAGTACCTTCAGCTTGGCTTGCAGACAGGACCGGCGGATCGCCCCCGTGCTGAGCGTATTCTTCTTTGTGGGCTGCACGAGCTTTCCACAGAGCGCTATCGTCGGCTGTTCATGTGGTCGCTGCTCAGTGAAGAAACGAAAAAGGAAGCGCGTCAGCTAGCGTTTAGGCGCTACCTGCACGAAAGCATGTCCATCATGGAAAATCTCAATCCTGGGAGCGCTGCCTATTACGATTGCGTTCCTGGCATCTACAATGCGCAGACCGCCGAAGAGTTCCGTGCGGAAATCGACGCGCTCCGCAAGAAGTACACACCGTGAGCTACATGGTTGGTATTGGCGCTGGAATGGCACGCTTTGGGCTCAAGCCTGGGCCACCCCGGATCATTTGCGACGGCTGCGGAGCCGAGGTCACCATCCTCGGGTTTCCACAGAAGTGGTTTATGGACGGTAAGCCGCCACGGGGTTGGCGAGGGCTGCGGATGGCTGATGAAAGCAAGCGATGGGACCTGTGCCCACGTTGCTGGAAGGGAAATAATGCGCGATGAACGACCCACGGCTTTTGAGCGCCGCAACATCGAGGAAGCGTTCGCCACTAGCAAAGGTAAGACTTTTGACTGGGTGGATGAAGCCGGCATGCTGGCCGTGCCGTTGACCGATGGCAACTGGAAGATGCTCAAGCACAACGAGCTAGGGCGCGCCGTCGCTGATGGAAAAGTCAACGCCGTCGTCGCCTACGATCCGGTGGAGGCCAAGCGTCTTGAGGAATGCCTGCTGGTAGACCAGATGTACACTGGCGTTGTGCGCATCGACCTCGCCTTCATCCGTGAGCAGATGGATCTGTTTACACAGAGCGCCATCAAGGCCGCTGAAAAAGCGAACGTGCCTGCGCTCAAGCGCGCCCTGGGCGACCTGTGGCAGTGCCGTAAATTCATGGCTGACGATGATTGGAGTGAGACGCTAAACTACCTGCAATCGGCCGTAGCGCTGCACGAGAAGCTCACGCCGGCGCAATGTAGAATTGTTGCCAAAATCATCACCGATCATTTGGGGTACTCTAGAGAAGGTGACCCGACGACAGTACGTTGGTTGCTACGCCAGAGCGAGTTGAATCCGTGGGCTGGAATTTCGCAACGCGAGGCGTAGCCAATGAACAACAAAAGTGACTGGAAACAGCTCGTCTGGAAAGCGAAGCACGCCATCAAGATCCGCGAGCACCGCGGCGGCACTGGCCTGGTGCAGCTTAACTATTATGACCGATGTTATGTCAGTGCATTACTTTCTTTGGAAGTTGTTCACCCGCCGGCGTGGCACACCGAAATTGTGCGGAGAGAGCTAGGTGCGCAAGTTCCGGCGGAGCTGATAATCGACCTAGACACCGCATTGAATAAATCAACCAAGGCTGCCTTCAATGCGATTGCCCCCAAAATCGCTGCGGCTTTCAGCAAGGAGGACACGATGCCAAAATAACTAGGAGGGCCTCGTGTCAATTTATCCCGATGTTGACTATGAAGAGGACTGGTGCGTGTTGCCTAAGCAAGGCAGCATGTCATATCCAAATTTACCGTACATCCGCTACCGCATCCAAGCGCAAACACCGCATGCGGTGACCGGAAAGCCGACAAGAACACCCTGGGCGTGGGATATTGTGAGTGAAAATAAGAGGGCACGTAGGCGGTGGAGGTTGCGCTGCTGGAAGGCGTATCGGAAGACGCGCTACTGCGTCATTTCGTAGATAATTCGTACAAGCAGTTCAACGCAGCTATCTCTACGCGGCGGCTGACCTCCTCCATTGACAGGCTACCGTCAATCGACACGACATTCTGATCGCAGCCGAACTCCTTGTCGTAGCGGTGCCTTATGATCTCATCGTAGAATGAATGCACACGCGCTTGCTCTTCGCTGGCTTCGTAGAACTCCGTGGTGTCGCTTCTCTGCTGCCGTCGTTTCTGCGCAACTTCTAGCGGTGTGCGGAGGAAGATGGTCAAGTCGGCGTTGCGCACGCCTTCCATCGTTGATGTCAGCCACTGGAAATATTCGCGATCGATTCCGAATGGATAGACACTGTCGTAGCTTCCACCTAGAACGCGGTGGTCATCCTGCACGGATTGGTAAACCATCGTCGACAGGATGTACCGGTCGCAGATGACGTTGACGCCGGCGTTCAGCTTTGGAATGATTTCTGTCGCCAAGTGGCTCCAACGGTCTGCGGAAAAGAGCTGCGCCATCATGCGCGGTGGTTGATGCTCTCCCGCTAGAAATTGGCGGATAAGCTTACCTATTGGCCCCTGCGAAGGCTCGAATGTAAAGTATGCAGAGAAATCCAGTTCATTCAAGCGCGCCGCGAGCTTCTTGGCCTGCGTGGTGGTGCCTGCACCATCAATGCCTTCAAGTACAATCAGTTTGCCTTTTGTCGTCATTGTGTCCTCGTCAACGCTGCCAACAATGATAGCAGCAGCAAGATGGGCGTCATGTAGGGATGGTGAGGCCAAGCCTCGAACGCTGCGAGCGCAAAGATGGCCGCCGCACTCATAGAGGCTACTCGCATGCACTAAGCGGCAATGTGCTCGGTCTTGGGGCGGACCCGCCAGCGAAGGTGCAGACCGGGGACGATCTCCATCCTGGCCCAGTCGGTACGGGCCTTGGGTGGACGGTAGCCTTCCCAGCGCTTATCAGCCACCCAGGACGGCTTCCGAGGCTCGACTGCTGGGATACCATTGCCCAACGAGGCGAGCCACTCAGCGGCCTGTCCGGGCGTCTCCAGGCGAGGCATGACCGCGTTGTGCCAGAAGGCAAACTCGGTGGCCCGGGTCTGGAATCGGAGGTCGCGGATGAGCTGCCGGCAGCGGGCCAGGTAGTCGCTGTGCTCGGTGAGGTGATCCCGGTAGCCTGTCTCCTTGATGATGAGCAAGCTGACCACGTCGTCGATTTCCTTGAGCGTCCCCTCGGTGCGGTCATCGGCGCTTTGCGTGGAAAGCAGGTCAACGCCATCCACCACCGCCTGGAAGGCCGGCACGATCACTTCCTTGGACTCGCCGACGACTTGTGCAGACTTCGTGCGGTCGCCTTCATCCGCAATGCCCATCCGCTGCTTCAACGCCTTGACGACGGCGCTGGCAACACGGATCTCGAACTCCAACCGCGTGATGGCGATCTTGGCCAGCAGGTAGGGACGCCCGTAGAACGACGTCCACCGCATAGGGTGGATGAAGTTGTCGAACCGTACCTTGCCATCGGTACCGGCCAGCGGTCCCAGCTTTTCGTTTTCCAGCTCGTCGGGGAGGAACTGGATCTCGTGCCAGCCTTCGTGCCAGTAGCCGTCGATGTCCTGGAGCATGAAGTTCCGCGGCAGGCCGACGGTGTCCTTGGTCATGACGTTGGCGTCCTCAACGAGCACGCTAAAGCTGAAGACGTCCTGGTTCGAGCTGAGTCCGATGATGCGGCCGTGGCGATTCTTGTCAGAGACGACGATCTCGCCCTCGCGCACCTGCTTCGGTCGGCGTCGCTCGTACGTCGGTAGATTGATGGCAGCGCGGCGCTCGGCAAGTGCAGAGATTGCGCACGCCAGGTCGAGGTCAGTAATGGGCTGACCATTCTCGTCGACGTAGGCGATACCCGGCTTGCGCTCTGCTAAGTTATAGCGCCACGTTTCGAGAATACGCCCGCACACTGCACGCACGTCGGAGTCGAAGTGCAGCAGCTTGGTGAGGTCCCTGTCAAATGCCTGTTGATCCATACTGCTCATCGTTGCTGTGTTCTCCTTGGCACTATCCGTCAAGTTTCACGAAGTGCGATAGTGCCCGTATATTTAGTGGAAGACGGTTGAAGTCTTTGTCCAACTCGTACGATTTCAGACGCTCCAACAGCACTTCTCCAGACGTGATGTCGGTGTGGTATGGGATGATGACGCCAGGGGCGCCCATGCGAGCGATGATGTCGGACATCTCCGTGACTTGTTCGAGCGTACCGTCAACGAGTAGCGGAAAGCGCACCGCAGTACCTTGTAGCAAAAATAGCATCGTACATCGTGCTCCTCAGCGCGCCGCCTTTGCAGGGCGAATTCGATAGATGGTCTTTACCAACGCAGCACTCTTGTCCGGCCGAACCATAACCACCATGCGGATGCCGGCTTTTTCTAGAAGCTTGATTCCAATGCCATCAGGCGTTTCTGTGCCGAAGAATAGCACGTCTTTGATTTGCGCTTCTGTAATTCCTAGATGCACGGCGCGGTTTATGGCGTGTTGGCTAAAGTTCACGCTGCCAAATCCTGGAACATCCTCGTATAAGTCTCCGCGGCTTAGGTAGCTTTTCATGCGTTCCTCCTAGCACTGCGAGGATCCGCGCGTTAGTCATCCAGGTTGCTGCACTTCGTTGCTCCACCAATAGCAAAGTCCGCTTTTCCCTCTGCCGTTGTCAGGGCACGCTTCGCAGTACCACTCGCCGGCGATCATCGACCGCCATTGGTCTTCGTTGAGCATGGACGCCGGGCTGCGCTTCACCTTGTGCAGCGCACCTCCGCACTGTGGGCACTTAGGATTTAGAATTTTCTCTTTTCCGCGCCTGGCACTCGGGACAGGTCGGTTGCCGCTTCTCCAGCCCGAGCGGCAGCACGATAAAATGCTTGCACCGCGTCTCGACGCTGAAGTCATCCGCGTTAGGCTTTTTCCGGCCCTTGACGGCGCACCAGTGGATGTCGTTGCTCTCGCGGTCGCTTTTCCAGGCTACACACCAACGGTCTTTAGGCATCGCCGTCTTCCTCCACACGTGGCCGGCTAGTTTTCTGACTCCGCGCGTGGCCGGCTAGTTTTCTGACTCCGCGCGAGATAAACGATCGCTAGTCCGCCACGTAGCGCACTTCGGCTGGCGTGTATTCACGCTTGCGCTGCACCTTGTACCAGCCTGGGTCGAGGTCGATGTTGCCGTGTTCCTCGTGCTGCACCTGAGCGCGCTCTTGCAGATGGAGGTACACCATGCCGGCCATCATGTAGAGCGCTGCCCGACGCGCCGCGATGGCGTGAGCGTGGCCTGTAGCCTCACCTTCAGCCAACACGAGACGCCCACGGTCATCGCGCTGCGCCGTTTCCGCACCTGCGATCTCAACAGGGGTTGTCGGAATCAATAGAACGTCACCTTGTCTGAACATCTTCACTCTCCTTGGTAGTTTCGCACCACGTAACTCGGATCGAAGTTAAGTGACTCGCCACCGGCATCGGATCCGGCACCGTTGCTAATCTCCGCACTTCTTTTCACGGAGCTTAGCGCATTTTATAGCGGAGCACAAGTCAGGTCTCCACCAGGGGTTTATATTCGTCCTTTGGCAGCTCCCACTGCCAAGCAAAGGCTTCTTCGAGCGTGCGTATATTACCAGGTACACGCTCGTAGTAGACCTTATGGTGTCCATCAGGTTCTGGCGTAGAGTTTACGACTTCCGTCATCACCAGCGGCTCGTCGTTCAGCTGTTCTGCGCATAGCAATCGTCTAGGATGCCCAAGCGGATCGATATCTTCGTCTAGCACCGCTGCGTCAATAGCGCGCAAATAGCGCCCGGCACCGTAGCGTTCGATCATCACACGCCGCACTTCCACATTGTTTTCTGCCGCTATGCCTTGCGGTGTGATGGTTTCTGAATTTTCGATAACCTCTCGCGAAACCCGAACTCCATGGATGGCCCATACGCCCCACCCATCAGGATACTGGATGGCTGGTCCGCTGGTGTTGTGGAGACGATGTTGCTCATCCCGGTGAAGACATGCGGGACGTTCGGAAAGGATGACGGTGTCTTCAAACGGCCACCACCAACCACTACTCCTGGCTACCTCAATCTGTGGTCCTGGGTCGGCCGATGAGGTCAGCCCGAAAATATCCTTTACGGTTTGGTAATGACCAAGCCAAAAGATGTCGTGCGGACCGAAGCAAGGCCGTTCCACAAGCTGCCCAAGTTGTTCCCTAAGCTGGTCCCCGAGCTGTTCCCAAAGCTGGTACCAAAGCTGGTCCCCGAGCTGTTCACAAAGCTGGTACCAAAGCTGTTCCCTAAGCTGTTCCCTAAGCTGTTCCCTAAGCTGTTCCCTAAGCTGGTCCCTAAGCTGGTCCCTAAGCTGGTCCCTAATATTGTCCCCGAGCGGCGTACCAAGCGTGTTGGCGGCCAGAAAGAAGCCTTCATGCGGACTTCGCGCCCACAGGATCTTTTTTGGTTCTGGAAGCCCACGTTCACGATAGGCAGCCTTTACTCCGGCTTCGGCGCGCGGTCGATCGGCGGGACCGGTTTGCGTTCCCAACCGCAGCCATTCTGTGCGCGCGGCGTAGACTTTCTGCCATTGTTCTTCGGTGATTTTCATGGCTTCTTTTTGCGCCGCCTTCGTCGCAGGGTGGTCGCGCTTTCATTCCACACGACTGGCGTTCCCGCCGTCCCATACCAATCGCCGATGCGCTGTGCTTCAACAAGAAAACGCATCAACGATACCTGCGAAACGCAGAAGTTCTGGTCATCTGGATCCACCGCGTAGGCATCCCACAAGGCTTTTCCACTACGCCACCACGTGCCCTGGTAGCCCGGATTGATGTGCACTTCGTAAAATTGCATTTCCGTTACAGCGTGCTGCGAAAGTAGACGGGCATTATCCGTCTGTGCTCTTACCATTCTTCTGTTCCAGCAAATTGTGGGCGCGCATCCAAGCTGCCCGAAGCACGAAGTCGGTCGTCGTATCGAAATGCTCGACTGCGGCACGTTGAATGGTTTCCTTCTCTTCGAGTTCCATTGAGATTGACACCATTTCCTTTTCGCCGACATCATCGCCGGTAATGTAGCAGCGGTCGCGATCCACCGTGATCCAATTAAGTACGGGAACCTTCGTGCCATCCTCCTGTTGCTCTAGTGTCCAGACAACATTTGGTCGCGTTTCGACCGGAGCGTTGCCCATGATTCTGCGCGCCAACCCGAGGGCAGCGCCAACCATGAAGGCACTCCGATTAGGATCGACACCTAGCAGATCAGCTAGGTACTCTACCGCCTCGTCAATTTTATCTTTGATGCGCACCGGCACGCGAATCGTCAAATTGTGCTCTGACATGCTTGAACTCCAAACGCAAGTGTCCCTAGTGTTATACCAAAACGGTATTACGCTGTCAATCCTGATTGTATTACGGATGTCGACGGAGGAAGTGCAGGAACTTTAAGAGCTTTTTAGGCTGGCAATGGAACAAAATGATGGTTTGGCGTCGATGGCGAGCGCGCCAGCGGACTTGGCGCCACATACGAAGGGCCGAAGTGCGGTAGTCGTCGACGTCCCACATGACCGTACGAAGGTGCATGTGGCGGACCTCGTGAATCAGTTCAGGGCACCAGAAGCCACCGGGCGGGCGAAAAAATTTCATGTCCACGCCCGTAGCACGCTTGACGACCTTGTGGTTTGTACTGAGCTGCCAATGGATCCACCGACGCCGGACAGCGCGATTCTTCTTTCGGCACATGAAAGGATGGTCAAGGCTATGGTTGCCCAGCAGGTGCCCTGCACGGTAGATGGCCATGAGCCGCTCATAGTGCCAGCGGTTGGGCGCATAGCGTGGATTCTGATAGTAGTAGCGGACTCCCCAAGCGTTGATGAAAAATATGGCGCGCAGATGATACGTCTTGAGGATCTTCAAGACTTCTTTGGTGTGCTGGCAGGGGTGATCATCCACCGTCCAGATAATCCGGTGCTGATGGCCATCAATGACTTCATTCGTATGTGGCAACGGCGGCGAAACCGCGGACAACAGAAACAGAACAGGAAGTAACATCATGACTGCTTGCGAGCGAAAAATGGTTGCGGGTCAAGCGTTGACGGGCCGTCGAAGGCTTTATCTCCGCGGCCTGACAGCTTGGCGTCTACGTGCGCTTGGAGCACTTCCAAGCAGTAGCGGTAGAGGCCCACACGGCGACCACTTTTAGCATGGGTATGCTCCCCTGCCAAGATTTTAAGCCTACCATGGAGTTCTCTGGACATGTGCAACGATACGATGACTGGAGCGTTGTCTTCGCCTGCTTCTGGAATGAAGGTTTCTTGGGCGTTGGCAGCCGAGCTGACCAGGCTCCAAAGGCGCTGACGGGCTTTGGGATTGTGCGGAATGTGCTGCATCGCCAGGTCTTGTGCCAACCCGATTTTCTTGCTCAGGCTGTATTGCGCAAGTCGATGTAGCACGTCGTGGCAAGAAGCACAAAGCCAGACAGTGTTTTCTTCCGTATCGGGGCCGCCGAAACCTTGGGGGATGACGTGGTGGAGATGCAGCAGGCGGGTACTGACGGGCCGTTCACAATGCACGAAGCAAACGGCCATTTGCTCTTTTCTGTCGGCCATCAGGACATGACGATTCTAAGTGACCGCCGCAGTAGCGTGTCGAGATTGGTGCCTTTGAGCAGCATCACGGGCGGCGTGAACCGCGGTGCGAGTTCGCGATCGCTGTGTGGCGCCACAATCAGCGTGCTTCGGTTACCATCCGGACCGCGGTACGTAATCTGCACTTCTCCGGATGTGATATTCCGAACTACGACTTTGCCTTCTGCAATTGCCTTCTTGAGCTTTTTCGACATGATTATCCGCCTGTGTGTGTTCCGTTAGGATTGTTGCCCTGGTTCATGCGCTGCTGTGTCGCCACAGTCATTTGGTTTACGTCGACCAAGACAAAGCCCGAATTTGCGTTTTGCACCGGGAGCTTTACCACGCCAGTGGCATCTGGGCGGAATGGAGTAACAGTGCCTTCATTTCCGCCAGCTGCTGGCTCAGTACCTGTGGTGATGTTGATGTTTGGCTGTCGACGATCAGCCATTTGCTGGGCAGCGGCCGGCGGCAAGCCTACTTGCAGTCTGCCTTGATTGGCAACCATCTGGCGTGCAAACATTTCCGTCATGCCGCCAAGGCCAGCAAATTCTCCAATCATGGACGTTTGCTCGGTGCGCTCGGCAGCGCGCTCACCCTCTTTACCGCCACCAAACAGCTTGGCCGTAAATTCTGGGTCGCTAAGGATCTCTTTCAAGTCGCGGCGCTGTGAACGCGTGAAGCGCTTCGCTATGGCTTCCGGATCCGTCAGCAAGCTCTGAAATGCTGCAATGTCCTGCGACGTCTTGAGGCCAGCGCGCACCTTCATCAAGTCTTCCTTGCGCAAGCCAACAAAGCCTTCGCCACCACCTTCTGCCGCGCGAATCCTTCCCGCGATGCTTTCTCGCCGGCCCTCAAACGTCTTTTGCAGATATTCGGTTTGCTTTATTGAGGCGGCTATACCCTCTTTGCTTACCTTGATATGATGCTTCAGCTGCTCGTTGTATTTTTCCTGTTTTTCGATATAGTCCCTTTGTACCGGAGAGAGCTTATCCCAGTTTTTCCTGGCCTTTTCAATTGACGCGGTAAGTAGCTTGGATTCCTTTTCCGTCTCCGGTGTAGCCATACCACGAACGCGCGAAATAGGTCCAGTGTAGGCGCCCTTGCCTAGTCCGACATCAAAGCCAAATATATTTCCCAGACCTTGAGCCCATTGGGCGCCGACGTCGGCCACAGCGCCAAATAGCTCATTTCGGGACAACGCTCCTGAGATCGAACTGTCCTTTCCGCCAAGCTCTGGGCGCTTGGCTGTCTCGCCAAGTCCCATCCATTTACCAACTGACTTATCAATCTGGCGCCCAAAGGTAACGCCGGTGATCCCGCTAATTCCTCCAAGTATCGCTCCTTGGGTTGTTTTGGCTGAGAAGGCGCCGGTAATGGCGTCAGTAATGACTTTTCCAAGCAGCAGACCACCAGCAACAGTTTTCACACCGCCAAGCAGCGCCCCGCCAGCGCCCAGAATACGACTACCAAAACCAACTTTTGCCGCGGTTGGTGCAACGGCAGCAGCAGGCGCACCAATAGCTGGTGCCATCGCTCCAGCAGCAGGAGCGAGCGCAGGCGCTGCGGCTGCTCCTCCACCAAAAATTTTGCTTAGCAATCCACCACCTGCACCACCGCCTCCAAATAGCAAGCGCGCGGCGACCAGCTGCACACCGGCCAAGATACCCATCAACAAGATGGGATTGTTCTCCAGTAGCTTGTACAGCTTCTGCTGCACTTCGTACATCTTCTTGGCCATTTGATACTGAAGACTTTGCGGTGTATAACCAGCCTTCATCAGATCGTCGAACTTGGTCTTAAACACGTCGAGCTGTTCGCGGTGTTGCTCCTCTTCTTCCTTGGTTTTCGGAGTGACCTTTGCCATGGAGTCTTGAAGTTTATGAGTAGCTATTAGCTCCGTAAGCGTACCTGCCATGTATGGTTCCATGCCGGCGACGTTTTGCATATAGGCAGTCAATTGGCCGTAATTTCCGTTGGTTGCCTTTACCAAGTCATCCAAGATCATACGGCTGGCTTGTGAGTCACCGCGCATTGCACCAACTAGCTCACGCCATCGAGTAATGTCTGCTTCACCCTTAGTGCGCTCCAAAACGGCTTCCACGCGCTTTCGAGTCTGCTGGTTGGTGATTTGGTCGAGTCGCCCTTCCATCGCGTCGATATTCGATGCCATCCGCATGGCGAAGACATTGTCTACTTTTTGCAAAGATGACATAAGTCTACCAAATCCACCCGCCACCGCAGCTTGCTCTGACGACGTCATGCCAGCTTTTGCGGCACCTTCAATCGACTTTACCACAGCAGCACTGTATGCTTCAGCGTCCATCACACCATGCTGGAATTCACCCTGCATGTTTTTTATGATGCCGATGAATTCTTGGCGGCTAATACGCCCAGTCTTCATGAAGCGGTCACCGAGCTTGTTCAAGCTCTGCGTCAGCATGTCAGCTTGGCGCGCCACACCGAGCATTTCGCGCTGTGCTTCTCCAATAGTCTTGTTGGAAAAGCGCATACGGTTTTCGAGGAACTCCGCAGCATGTGCCGCGTCGACACCCATAAAGTTGGCCCACTTGATGGTGTCTTTGGTAAGCGTGCTCAAAGAACCAGACATGTCTGCTTGTGCTGCCAGCTGTCCTTTGAAGCGGTCCATCAAGTCCGTAGACACCTGGCGGACTTTTTCTACCTCTAAACCGTACTCTGCGGCCACGTCACGCGCGTTGGCATACGCATCGTGCACCGCGTCAACAAAGCGCTGCGATTGTTTTCCTGCGGTGCCAATGGCATCGGTGGTCGCATAGGCGGACGCGGCGAAGGCTTTTTGGCCTTGACGCATCTCTTCCATCATGCGGTTGTACACGTTGGTGACGGAAATAGTCTGCTTGAGCTTACCGAGGAAGCTTGTCAGCGCGCCGCCTGCGTCATGAAACTGCGACTGAAGAGACCCTACTTGTGCCGCTGCTTTCTTGATACTATCAATCTGCTCACGAAGTACATCGTCAAGGGACTCGAATTTCTTTTCGACATCAGCAACACGCTTTCCCAGACGACCGAAATTCTGCTCAAACCGTCGTGCAGGATCCGCACTACGCCGCAAAGAATCAGATAGCTCATCATTGCGCTTCCGCAACATTGCCATCATGTCCGCAGCTTCGGACAATTTCTTTAGCTGGTCAGGCGTAAATTTGCTGATGTCGATGTCGTCAGCCATAGCGCTCAGTTATCCAACTTGGTAGGTTTCTTTCCGCACGGCGCACTTTTCGCGGTGCGCGCTTCTGCCACGCTGTTTTGTTAGAATACGGGTCCTTCGGGGCGTGCGGCATGATGTTCGACTGCACGAACTTTGCGAATGCTGCGCGATCGCTATCGAACAGGTCTTCAAAGTCATCGTCACGCCGCGCCCATTCTGGTGCGCCCCTGCCAAATTTCTGCCCGAACATCTTCTTGACTTGCTCTTGCAGTTCGGGCTCGATAGCAACGGCAAGAGGAATGAACACTTCTTCTAGTGGCTTTTTGCCTGCCTTCCGACCTACGTCCGCCTCGGCAAACAATCCATCCACCATGTTGCGCGTCCAGCGCGTCCCCAGCATTTCTCCCAGGGTGTCGAACTTTTCTCGGTTGACTTTTTCGTTCCAATGCAACGCGAACATTAACGCGGTTGGATTACGGAAGAGCCTCTGGGCGCGCTCGTCTGTCGGCAGTAGGCCAGCATAAGTGATTACTCGTCCCCAGGCGGAGAGGTAGGGGTCGTTGTCTGCTTCGCTGACCAATCTAGTAAAGGGTACGTCTCATCTTTGGCTTCCGACCGCATTTTTACCAAATCGGTCATTAGCTTCCACAGCTCGTTCAGCCGCTCGAATGGGCCGAACTCGTTCTGAAGCCATTCGTACATCTTTTCGGCGTACTGGATTCGCAGCGTCGCCGGAACATCCATCAAATCTTGGGCTGCACCACAATAGGCGCACTTTTCGGCGTCTACTTTTACTTCGTGCGCGCATCCTGGGCAGAGCTTGGAGTGCAGACTAATTGGCACACGCTCGACATGTGGAAGAGTCTGGCCAAGACCCGGTACGTCAATTTCGTACTCGGTCAGAATTGGCAGGTTAAACACTTTCCAAAGTGGGGTGTCATCGAGTCCAACCAGACCGGTCGACACACCCAAGGCTGGCGCGACCATCACACGACTTAGCGGTTCTTCTGGCAGCTGTGTATACAGCCAGTAGTCAACCTGCGCAGGTGCGGGGGCAAAATGCCACTTCATCCCACCCCATTCAACCGCCGCCGACTTGATGGCCTTGAGACCCAAATTCCGGCGAAGCTTGTCCAGAATGAGGGAACGCTCTACCTTGGGAGGCGTACGGCGCACCGTGGTGTCCACGATGGCGGCCTCGGCCATCTTCTGGAGACGTACCCCTAGCAGGGGATCTCCTGACTGCCTAGCCCGCTCAGCTTCCTGAAGCAGGGCAGAGACCACGGTAGCGCTGTTGTCAGGCCCACCAGGGCCCCTACCGTCACCGCCAGAGGGGGGAGCAGGGGGTGGCGCTCCTGGCGGTCCAGGAGGCGGCTGTGGAGCTGTGGAGCCCATATGCCCTTGTGGCGCCACAGAGGCTCCCTGGTCGTCGCGAAGGAAGTCCGGCATCAACGCCTCGGCTTGGTTCTCGCCGAACTGCTGAGCGGCATCTTGAGCCGTCTGCTGGGCCACCTGGCGGGCGTAGTGGCGTTGATGAGCAACGGCATCCGGTAGCGGATCGCCCCGCATGTTCACGTTGCCGGCATAGGCAAGGTGCCCACGCGCCAGGTCATCCGACGTGAGAGGGTGCATCTCACGGCCTGCGATGTTCACCGGCGGTAGGGTGGGCTCAAAGCCCATCGGATCAGGGATGTAGGTTGAGTCTTCCGGAATGGAAAAATCACCAGCGTTCGACCGCGGAACGGCAAAGTCTTCCGGCTGACCGAAATTCGACCGTGGTTCCTCGGATGGTACGTTGGGTTGGCGGTGCCGGCTAACGCGGCGATGAGGTCGAACGATAGGAGCGCGTGGGTCCGAAGGCCCAGAATTCTGAGTCATGATGTTGTCCTGTGATGTTGCGATTTAATTGGCGCTGATCAGCAACGACCATTCGCCAAGCTCGAATCTGGATTGCAGTGCGCGCTGTGGCACTACGGGGCAATAATAGTGTCCGCCATATTGTCGTGGCTGAAGTACCGGTGCTGCGTGGTGCAGTACATCATGATGCCACGGACTTTGGTTGCGCATCCAAGGCAGCAAGCCGTCGAACTTTTCCGTATCCATCACGACGCGCTTGCCTTCCTGCACGCGCATGGCATCTCGATGCACACCTATCAGCACCATGTTCGGAATCATGACATAGTTGCCATAAATATTCCGGAACATGTACTTCACGTCATGCTCTCGACACGCACTGGCGGCGGCGGAAGTAATCTTGCTGCCACTGAGCAGCACCGGAAATGTTAGCAGATCGGCGAAAGTGTCTGTTGCTAACAAGGCAGTCTTGGGGCGCTGCGCTTGTTGTAGCAGCAAGTCGCTAAAGTCGTCCTGGTCTTCTTCATCCGACGACGGTGCTTGCTCGTTCACGCGCCATCCACGAGAACCAATCTTGGACAAAAATGTACGCAGGTCATCGTTGACTTGTGTTGGGCGGCGCTTTCGCGACAAACCTGCCACTTGGCTTGACACCGCTTGATAGGCACGCAGCAGACGTCCAGCTACTACATGTATAGTTGTCACCAATGCCGTATGCGTTTCGCACACGATAGTGTTGATCAAACTATGCAGCAAGCCTGCCGTATCTTCAGCTGCGCTAGAAATGGTCGCTGTGGTATCGATAGGAAGTAGCGGCGCGACGGCACGCAAATAGTGTTGCGCATCACGTAGCTTTTGATCGAGGCTGGAAAGTGCCGCCGTCATGCTCAGCGTAATCCTGGTGCGTTGACTAGCCAGGCTGTGCAGGCGGTCGGCTTTTTGCCGCGCGGAATCAAGCGCCCGATGAAGGGCTCGGAGGGCTCGCTTTTGGAGTGTGGAGTATGTCATCTGGTCAGCTATCATCTGCACTCCTTTCGTCGTTGCTAGTGGGCGAAAATCACCTCTATGCGGAAGTCGATGCAGCGCCAGCACCAGCAGAACCGCCGCTGGTACGTTGGCGAGAAACGTAAGTGAAGCTGAAGTTACGCATCACGCGTGCGTTGCCTTCCGCCGTAAAGTTCTCTTCATTGGCGTCGGTAAGCCAGCATCCTAGATAGGTCCAAATGCGATATTCGGACACGCCACGGAACCACCATTCACGGCAAGTGAAAGGATGGTTCTGCTCAACCAAGTGGGCAAACTGCTCGTCGCCAAGTCCGAGCTGTACTTCGATTTCGGCGTTCCAGATTTCCGCTACCGTTGCGGTAACGGTAAATCCGGTGGCGCGGCCAGGTACGTAGTCTACCGGCAGGCCCCATGAGAGGTTGTTCAGCTCGTAGACCAGCTCACCTTCACGGCTGTATGCGCCGCTCGGGTGCCATGTTTGAATGCGCCCTACAACGGCACCGTCGACCTCGATCGTAATGCCGTGGTAGGTCTTGGTCGTCGGCGCCCCATCCGGCGAATCGTAGACGAGTGGAGTCGTCAACACGCCGTACGGATTGTTCGCAAACAGTGCGTAATTGAGGGCCATCTTGTTCTCCTACTTGGTGATGTTGTTACGGGAACGCGCCCGCATCAAAATCGCGGTTACTTGCTCAATATTTGGCATCTGGCGACGTGCACGCCGAAGGACGGTGTACCACTTTGACGGTGCATGCTCCGCCATCCGATTGGCCGTGCGCAATGCGACTTTCAAATCGCTATCGTGTGGCAAGTCAGGCGCTGCCAGCGCTGCTTCACATGCCAACTCCATGATGAGCCGGCCAATCGGATTGTCCTTCACGGTGGCACCAACGTAGTTATCCGCCAGGTCCCACATGTGCTCACGGACTTTTGGGGAAAGCTTCCACGCGCCAACGTGATCGCCTTCGATCGCCATGGCCCGCTGCGCGTTCCTAAGAGCCCGAACGTCCTGTGCTGTTTTCAAGATGCTCATTGAATGTTCTTGATCACCGACTGGCTTGCCGGCAGCTGGACTTGCGTCTCTGTTGATCCGAACAACATGCAGCGCACGATTTCGGTTTTCGTGGCCGACAGGTTTTCAATCGTTACCACGTGCCGTGTGGTGAACTGCGTATCGTCATCGATCTGCGGAGTGAACGCAAAATCGCGAATGGCTTGCGGAGGTACGTCTTCAGCCACTACGTTAATGGTGAACGTGCCGCTGTTGAGCGGATCATCACCAAATCCCAAGTCCAATATGTGGTCAATGGTCAATCGCATGGTAGACGTCGCGGTAGAGTTGTAGAACCGCAGCATCGGGTTCAGGATGAACTTTACCGTGTTGATTTCGTCCTCCACCGTAAAACTCGCGGAGGTCAACGGCAGCAGCTGGAACGGAAAGTGGAATTTTACGGCATACAGCATCGCGGTGTCCTAGAGCAACTCGAAGCCATGGCCGCCGGTAAAATCGGTAAGTGGACGGCCGGCCAACGATGGATTTTGTAGCTGGTTTGGATCATTCAAGAGATTGCTAGCAATAATGGGTGCTCTATCGGTTGCTGTGCGCCCATCTAACAACACAACGTCCAAGCGAATTTGCATGTGCCGTTGAATGGGTGGATGCAGAAAGAAAATGAAAAACTTGTTCCACTTCTGGTTGTACGCTCGGTTGTCAAAGGACACTACCTGCATGTCGTAACGGTCATGCATTAGCGTCACGTTGGCGGATTTAATCAGCCGGTGTAGCGATGACGTACCATCGTCCTCCAGCAGATGGACAGCCGCCTCTACGTGGTCCTTCGTGCCATCATAGATGGCTTGTACCGACGCGATCATTAGGCGCTCAGGCTACGGCTGTCCCAGAACCGCCCATCAACAGAGAAGAGGCCGAAGAGGCGCTTCACGGGATAGCGGATGTTGAAGAAATATCCGAAGTGGTACAGGCGTCGGTCCGCCTGGTCGACAAACACGTAAGTGTCCTTACCAGGGTTGATGGTGCGCGATGTCGGCGGATTTTCTTCCGATCCGAACGGCGCAATGAGGCCAGCCGACACAAGGCTCGCCAACGTCTCTGCCAGGAAGCCCTGGATGGAAACCACCGCGGCACTCGGGCTCGGCGGCACCAGAGCGATGAGATTATCGTTGAGGCGCGTCCGCACGAATTTCGTGACGAACTGCTTCTGTGTCATCGCCGAGATTTCGTTGAGGTCCGGTGCCGATGTGTCTACCGTGACGCTTTCCTGGAAGCGATACAGGCCACCACCCACATCCGATAGGTACGTGATGCTCGCACCACCGAGCATCAGCTCTTCCTTTTCGTTGTAGACCGCCAGCGTGTCGAACGATGCCGTGTCCTTGTGCAGCAGCGTCTCCGCCGGATCCTGGAAGGATGCCGTGCGCGCCGCTGCATAGGCCGCGATAAACGAACCGTCCAGCGTCACGACTGTCGACGTTCCATCATCGAGTACGATGGTGCGCGTAGCCTCGGTGTTGCCGATCAGGATGACATTGCCGCGCCCCGGATTGTTACCGGAGAACTGCAAGGTGTTGCGTGCCAGATAGATGAGCGTGTCTGGCGTTTCCGCATCGCCAATTGCTGTACCGATGGGAGCACCAACCCACAAGAGGCGCTCCTTAGCCTCGAAGGGGTTGTTCATAGCCTCGATGCTGAGCTTAGAAATTCCCAGCGCCGCGAAGTAGCTCAGCACCACCAAGTCGGTGATGCGGCTCTTTTTCTCGGTGGCCTCGATGGCTGCACGGTAGTCAGGCAGCGTGAACACGCCATCGCCGGAAGCATCTTTCACCTGGATGAAAAATGCGCCGAAAAATTCGGTGTCGAAGGCGATGTCCCCTGCGATGTAGAGGTGGTTATCCGGCGCTACAGGAGACAACCCGTCGGTCATCTCCTCGCGGGTCAGGTACAGTACGGGAACGTTGTACTCGGAAGCACCGCGGAGACGGTGTGCCGAAATGAAGTAGATGTTCCCCGGGTCTGGCTCGGCACCACGGTGCTCATAGAACACCTCAATGTCGACACCTGGATCGGTGATGAACATCAGGTACGGCGTGTTATCTCCACCAGACTGCACCACGCTGTACGCTACCGGATTTCCTGTCGCCACTTCCCGTACACGAATGACGGTGTCTGGCGTAGAATTCAGAATAGCGTAGTACGCTAGCGGAACACCGGTGATGTTGCCAAACTGGTCGAGCCGAATATTCTCGGCTGCAATAGTTTCCGTAACGCGTGTGCGCAGCGTCCAGTCAATCTGGTCCGTGTTGAGCGTGGTGAAGCTCCACGTGTCGTTGACTGCGTGCCGGTTGGTGCTGGTATCCTCGTAGTTCCGGACCGAGAGCTGGATTTGATCCTGGAAGTTAAGGTACGGGCTGGCCGGAGTCGCCGACACATTTCCCCAGCCGCCTTCCAGCGTACCCGACTGGTACTGGAAGGTGATGATCGACCCAGGAACGAGCGTCGTGGTCGTCAGCAGATAGCTGCGGTCATCCTTGGCCGTGTAGTCGCGCCGTGCGGCCAGAGCGGTCATGGTCCAGTTGTCGCCAACCGTGAAGTTGACTGCCTGGCGGTGCCGATTGTACTTGGCCTTGAAGTCGTTCAAGAACGCGATAGCGCCAGCCAAGCTTGTGGTGGTGATCGACGTATCCAGCCCGAACAAGGAGTCTGCTGTCGCGTGCAGCGTAGTGTCGGCAATGTGTGCCGTATACTGGGTACGCAGGTCTGCAATGAGCACCAACAGCGCCGCTAGCTGCACATCAGGATTGGAAAGCGGGTTCGGATCGGCAGCCGTTACCTGATGCGTACCGCCGGCAATAAGGTGCCATGCCGGTCCGGCATCCGTGTCGTGCGCGTTGTAGTCCAGCTTGGCCTCGATGGCTAGCGTGACCGCCGTAGACAGGCTAGTAGCGTCGGCCGCTGCGATAATGTTGACCGCGTCCGCTGCCTCATGCGTAACGCCAAAGTCAAAGTCGAGGAAAATCCCCGATTCCAGCGCCACGTCGGTGTAGCTGGTCGACACCGCTTCATCGATGGTGAACGTGAACTCGGTGTATGGCAGCTCGTTGTAGCCTGTAGCCACGATGGTTGCCGTACGGTCTTTTGCTCCAGGCGCCGACGGCGGGGTAACAGCCGTCACCTCGAAGTAGTAATCGCGGTCCCAAGACCCCGTGTAATCCGTGTCTTGGTTGACCGAAATTGTACCGGAACTGGTTGGCGTAGTGGCCGTTTCAGCAGGCTCGGAAACCGTGCTAAATTGGTTGTCGTTGTCCATCGCCGAACTGATTTCGATCATGGCTGGCGCAAGACCATCCCACTCGAAAATGTCGCCGATGTCGAATCCAGTACCGACGGTAAGGTCTAGGCGAATACCATCCGTAAATGGATAATTTCCATCGAGCGCATAGGCGACACTGGCATCGGAAATGGCGCCTGTCGAGGGCGTCGTCAGCGAAGAGTGCGCCGGTACCGGAAGCACCTGGTCATTACCACCGCTCAGCGGCGTGACCTCTACGTCAAATGTGACCGTGCCAGCGCCTGTGCCGGTGACGGTCAATTTGTAATGCATGTTGTAGGGGAAAGTGTATGCAGAAGCGGCGTTGAACGTAATCGTTCCGGTGCCTACACCTGCGGGAGTCTCGACGATGGCCGAAGTAGCGCCTGTGGTGTTGGTGTTATTGGTACCAGGCGTTAGCGCGTCGTCATCAACGCCAAGGTTGCCAAGCACCTGCGTCACGATGCGGTAGTCCACGAATTCGATGTACTTGTTCTGGCCTTCCGTGTCACCAACTCGCACCATGTTGCGCAAGTCGTTGAACTTCAGATCATCCAGCACATCGCGATCAGTCGACTGATAGTCGATTTCGTACGTGGTGGTGCCATCGAACTTGGTGATCGAAATTTCGATTTGGTCGAAATCTCCACTTCCAGAAACGCTCTCTCGGAAAGTCCAGTCCTGGCTCGGTACCGGTTCGCCGTTGCTCTTGTAGAGCCGCGCTCGATCCTTGCTGTTCAGCGCATTGTGGTCGAGCTGCGCCAAATATGGAGGCGTGGGCGGAAATGTCAAAGCCTCCGCTTCAATAAACGATCGTAGATGCCCGAGGTCTTTCACCAACGCGAGCCGGTGGCCTCGCCCAACATAGGCAGGCAGGCGTGGTTCACCCGTTGGCGCGGTGGGGCGCGGGATCCGAACGTATCCGATGTAGGTGCCCGGCCGCACATAACGGGACGCGGTCAACCTGTAGTCTGCAATCGCCATTCCAGTGTCTCCTTAGATATGCGCGATTTCCACCCTTATGCGGATCGCGACGTGCCGACGATGAAGCCGGTGTTTCGCCTTAGAGAAGGTAACTTCCTTTATCGGTGTTCACCGCGCGATGATTTCGACTTGTTTGGTGCCTACAATGCTGGCTTTTCGCTCGTTAAACCCAGGCTTAGCGATGATGATGTTGAAGGTCCCAACCCGTCGCGGAACGATCGTGAATTGGCTGTTTGTCTGCTCGATAATGGCGATTCGTCGGTCGTCAGAGTAGATGCGGAATGGGAATGTTAAGTCGCGAAGCGGTATCGGATGCCGCCGTCGTATAGAGATTTTGTCCGGCACTTGGATCTTCAGCGCACCAGAGGTTTGGATGTACTGTGGATCTGCGCGATAGTGCATGTACGTTGAGTTCTCGAAGTCCACCGTCATGGAACAGGTGGCCTCCCAGAACTGGTCGTTAGAGTCCTCGTGCAGCGAAGAATGGGATTTCGCTCCCATCTGGTGGTCTAGCGGGATGCGCACTTCCCAATAGGCTGAAGCATTTTCCACTACCTGCGGTTGTGCAGGTCGCAGCACATTGCCGCAAGTGAATCGCTGGAAGCTGTTGGAGAACGCCGCCGTTACCAGCGCCATCAGGTCTTCACATACCTGCTCATCGGTGGCGACAAGGGAAAATTCGATGGGAACTTCGATGACGTCGGTGACACGGATGACGTGTTGACCGAGAGCATTTTTCGTGCGGAACCCGGCCGAAAATCCACCAAGGCTGCTCGGTACGTAGCGATAGCCACCATCTTGGATGAAGATGTGCGGCGGCTGCTCTCGTGTGCTACGGAAGAAACTCGCGATTTGCAGGTGCCGTTTAGTCGGGTCACCGTCCAGATTTTCGTTGATGGTAAACCCTTGCGTAAACGTTGCGAAATTGTCGAAGAACTTCCGGAATTGTCCCTGTGGGTGCACGCACGCTTCGAGGTACTTCTGAAGTGTGAATTTTGTGATCTTCAGATACTGGGTGATGTCCTTCGTCATCAATCCGTCGATAGCGCTCTGGGTGAGCGTATCGGGAGTGATGTAGTGCGGAGCGGGACGCGATTGATTAAACGATGATACGGTCATTTGCTCGGCGCGCGGTATTGTCCGCAGTCTTTGAGCGTTTGCAGCACTGCGGCGTTGTACTCGTCCTTCAAGTAGACGTCTGACATCACCAGGTCACGGGACGCGCGCAACTTTTTCATCATACTGGTGCGACCAAAGGGCCACATCCAGCTGTAAAACCAGCCCACGAATTGATCGGCGATGCGGTCAAGGTTGGCATCGGACGGCTTGGCGCCAGTAGTCCAATATTGGATGGCGATGGACAACGTGTACGCCTCGAACTCCCATCGGTAGCGAAAGTAGGCAAACGGGATGGGGCTGGCCAGCAGGATGATGCTGAGAGGCAGCAGACCGGCCCACCAGTTCACTTTCAGCCACAAGGGTAGGGACACCACCGCCGCCAGAAAAGCGCCCACAATGAACCACAGGAAGTGTCCACAGAGGTACAGCAGGACGAAGAGGAACTCGGAGAACTTGGCCTGGATGGCGTGGCGACCTTCGTGAGGAATGGTTCGCCATCCAGCCGCAGGGTAGCGGTCGTTGCCCACTGGATACGCTACGGTGGAGCCCACCGTCGTCCAGTATTGGGTCATGTAGAGCTTGTTGAAAAAGCCGATTAGGCGATGCAACCAGCTCTCTTGCTTGCTGATGACCTTGAACTTGGGGGCGAAACGCTGCGCTGTCTTGACGAGGGCGTCGAAGGTGTCTTGGTCGTTTGGCACGATAATCTCCTGACTGGCGCGGGTGCGTCACTCAGAAGATAACGTGCAGGGGACTTATCGGGATTTGGGAAACGTAGAGCGTAGTCTGGTGTTCAGCTGCTCTTGCTCTGCATCAGACATGGCGAACCAAAGAAGGTCGAGTTGGTCACGCACGCTATAGGCACGGTGTAGGCTACGGGCGGTTGTCCCGCGCAAGCGACAGGCCAACCTTGGCCAGATGGCGACGGATCTCGTTTACATACGCGTTAATGGACGCCTGCTTAACGAAGAAATCGCTCAACGGAAAGAGGTTCTTCCCCTCGACGTCCACTCCCAGCTCCCCCGCCGTCAGGATGAAGGCGCCATGGCAGCCACAGTCCATGACAACCGAATTGTCGACGCGCCGGACCGACTGAAACCCACGCGCCCGCCGAACTGCCTTATAGATGGTGTTGATGGTCATTTCCTGCATCGCTAGCCTCCTTCGATAAAGATAGCTTAGCGGTATTACGTTGTCAATATTTATTCTGCACTGTACCTGAGACTTTCTTCACTGCTCTCTTGTCCCTCTTCTGGTAGCAGATGTACCCCGAATGGCGGAATTTGGGGTACAGCACGCGCACATTGTACCCTGCTGTACCCCACCAAGCTAAAAATATCCATAGTTTTATCGTTTATCAACTAGCACCGATGGATGGAAAGGCGTACATGAAATTCATGCAACCACCACAAGGAGCCCAACCGATGCAACATCAGCCCCAATTGCTACGTCTCCGTGAAGTCGCTACCATCCTCGGAGTATCGCGCACTACTGCCTATCGGCTTGTGCAACGCGGTGTGCTGAAAGGCGTGTGGCCAAGCCCAGGAGCCCTTCGAGTGTGGAAAAAGGAGCTAGACGCGTATGTCAAGTCATTGGATGGCGAAGTGGCTATTGATGCAACCTACGGCGTCACGACCCAGCCTGCTAGTGTCAATCAGCCGTAAAAGGCCGCTACGGGTGTCGAACCCGTCTATCTTCGGGGCCTTACTCCGAAGACCCGCCCACGCGGAGCAGCCATAGTGACCCCAAGGTATCATACCCTCAACCCTGGGATCGGGTTGGTAGTCATTCGGCACGCCAACACAATTCAGAGACCGCTTTAATCCTTACTGGCGACGTCCTTCTATTAGACCACAGGACCATGTTGGAGGTCCCGACCGGATTCGCACCGGTATCTTCGCCCACTAGTCGGCCCCGGTAGATTTGGCGATAACTACCGCATGCTGAAATTTGCAGGATAGCTTGCTGTTGATACCGGCAAGAGATTTCCCAACAAGCGCGCATATGCTCGCTCGCGTCTACCATTCCGCCACCAGCGCGCAGTACGCTGGGCTGGACTCGAACCAGCACGTTGGAAAGTTGCCGTGATCTGAGCTTGACCTTCAAATTCAGCTTGCCTGCACTGTTGGCCTATCGGCCTTCTTTACACCATAAAGAGCAACTCTTCAGCGCCGTACACTTGCATGGCGCCGCAGACGTCACATTTGTATTCTCGTGCATCGGGTTCAACTCCATCTGTTTCTTCACCGCATGCGATGCAGAAGCCAGGATAACCGATACAGGAGTCTTGGATCACTTCAGCTAATCTTTCAGCAGTGATGGATTTATGTATCTGCATACCCCCACTATATCACGGTGCCAGCAGGTAGCGGAAGATTGGTTCTGCAACCTCCCGCTTTTCCACCACTGTTTCGTTTGCTGCCTCGCGCGCCATCTTGACGGCGTCGATGAGCTTACGAATCCGTTGCATGAGCTTTTCCTTGCGCGGCGTTTGGATGGCGCCACTGAGCTGCACGGTTGTCCAATGCCCCACCACTTGGTCCTCCTGCACGAGCTGCGTCTGCGCCGGATGCTCTTTGGTGGGAGGATGCAGCACAATCACCTTGTGCACCTTCTTGGGACGCGTCGACTCTACTGGGGATGATCGCCACAACCCAGTGTTGTCATCATGCTGCCACGCGTGTGCAGGATCCAGCTCAGGAAGCCGCGAAATTTCGGCTTGCATGTTGCTGAGCTGCTTTTCCAAGAACAGCAAAAACGTTGCTGGTACATCGTGCAGAAGGACTTCACCATCCACAACGACGTCAGACTTCGCCGTCGTGTTGCCCCAATCCTTGGCAGCGGTCACGTTCATCAGCTCTGAAAGTGCCGTTGCCACTTGGTCGAGAAGCGCATCGGCGCGCATCTGTACACGCTTGGTTTCATCAGGAAAGCGCTGCCCCTCTTCATCGATTGGGCGATATGTCTTCGCAAATCCCTCGAAAAGCGCAGGCTTCTGGAACGTATGATAGATGGTGGTAATGCCACTCAATGCATGGTTTTTGGTTCCCTTTTCGATGGCGATTACCTGATTCAGTTTCATGCTTCGTTCTGCCATGACAAATTTCCTCCCGGTTTTCCGCTCAGAGCGGTTACACGGCTGGTCGGGCTCGAACCGACGATCTCCGGGTTCCTTACACCACGGCGCTCTGCCACTGAGCTACAGCCGTATTTTTACGCGGTGCTGGAGTCGAACCAGCGTTCTTCCTGTGGGCAAACCCAATGAAGGACGTTCTACCGTTGAACTATCCGCGCTTGTATCATTTTTGCGCACTACATGTCTAGCCTCCAATAAGGCGTGCCCACCAGCTCAGCTTCTTTGGCGATGATGGCGGCGGTTGATACGGCTGGACGCTTGGAGACGGCGTCTGCCGGGCTTTCGACGACTGCGGGTGCCGGAGCAAGGGAAGGCTGCTCAAGGCCCTCTTGAGGACGCTCCGAGGCCCTGGCACGACACCTATGGCAAGCAGCGCTCCTGCATAGGGTGCACAGTCCTCGTGGATGAGGACGTAGCCTAGCTTGCGCTCGTCAAGCTTCTTAGCAATTTCGGTAAGATGCGCGGAATTGCGTGCAGCCAAAGCGATGGCGTGCGTGTGCGGTGGCAGCCTGCCTGGTGAGCTTTCGCCCGCAGCATGGATTGCCATCGCAGCAGTGAGCCCATAGGGCAGGTCTTCGCGGATGATGCAGTAGTGGGTCAGCGGGTCGCTGATGGGAGAAGCACTAGCAAGGTCGATTCATTGTTCGTTCCTTTGGTGAAGGTGCTAGTTGATGCACCACCTATGATAGCCAGGCTTCCCACGATGGTCAAGCAGAAAATCGCCGATTACGAAAATCACTGAGATCGACTACCGGTACACGCTTGGAGGTTGTACGGATTGGGTCGATGGGCTCTCCAAGCTGAGCCAAGAGCTTATCCCAGGGGCTCTCCCAGGCTTTCTGTCGCCGGTCAAGGATGGGCTCATCAGCGTACAACGGATTGACGGTTATGCGGCATTGATGGCAGGTCTGCCACCAAGCGCGAAACACACCAGCGCGAAGCTTTTGTTCCGACACGTGGTCGCCGCCGCAGTGCACGCAGTACAGCTCCGTGTCCTCGAATGTAGAAATACGGTGTAGGCGCGTTTCCAGTCTGTCAATGGCATGCCTAGCAGTGTTCAGCGACACCCGCATCATGCGAACGATGGGGAGGAGAGCATTGGCTAGCGTTTTCACCTCAATGCCATCCTTATGTCTTGCAGGAACATTTCGATGGTGTTGTCTTCCATCTTGTTTGGCCACATGACCATCTGGTCATCTTGAATGGCAACGGCAAATATGGAACGCCAAGGCAAAACACAGCAGCGGCTTGCGTCGTCCAAGTCCGTAATACGCAGTGCTGTGTCTTCCTGCATATCGAGGTATAGGCCATCACTCAGGCGCATGACCACAAATGGCCGCGGATTTTCTGCGCTTACTCCAGGTATCTTGACCGACACCTCGTGGTGATCAATTCCGAGAAAGCAATCCGCGTTTAGCTTCACAGCACGCCGCACCATGTACTTTTTGGCGTCGATGTTCGACAGGCTTTCACAGTCGCGCATCACCTTCTGCATTTCGTGAATTGACTTGTCCATACTATCGCGCTTCATGCTCGTACCATTGCATCCAAGCTTGTTCGGACTCTGCAAGCTGCTCGGGCGTTAGCGTACCGTTTAGCAAGCGCCAGCGCGTCAGCATAATTGCGGTGATGCGCACGTCATTTAGGCAATACCATCGGAGTTCTGCCCATTGCTTGCTTTCTACGAGCTGCGGAACGTTGCTGCCGTGGTCTACCTTTCCTGGCACTGCGCATAGTGTTGCAGCATCATGCAAGCTCATAGGCTTACTGGCGCCGTATTCGCTGATGGTGTCCATCAAGTCGATATGCCCGTTGGCACCGTAGCGCTTCCGAAGACCTGTACGGAAATACCAAGGCTGTGGAATTTTGTGCAGCAGCGAGCGCGCAATAATGCAAGGAAGGTCAAAGCCACGGCCATTCCACGATACCAGGTCGGCTTCCTTTCCGTAATGTGCAACAGCTTTACCAAAACCACGCAGCAGTTCAGCTTCATCTTCACCAGATGGACAGGAAAAGCGCTGGAGCTTGCATTCTTTATCCAGTTGTGCGCGGCCGATGGCAACGATGCGATGCTTATGTGGAGCTGGAAATACGCCTTCCTGTGGTGGAGAAAATCTGTCTGTGTCAGGCACCGTCTCGATGTCGAAAACGATGTAACTCATGCGCGCATCCTACCTGACTATATTTCGTTGTCAACTACTCTGTATATGGAGGTCTGCGCGAGCGACGTTGCGCCATGCGATTCTCGAACACGATACCGATGACAAAGAGCGCGCCCGTTAAGCCGAGCAAAATCTTTTCGACGGTGCTGGCCGGCTCGATAATCCATAAGGCACCAAGGAACGCGAAAAGAACAATCAGTGCTAACCAAATGGCTGAAGGTGTGGATTCGCGCATAGGCGAATCATGCCACACTTGTTGTTTACTAGGGAAGAGGAAAGCTACAAGAGAATCCAGTCGACGTCGTCCAGCATCTCGGAAAATGCGTGCGCCATATCTAGCGCCAGCGTGCGGTATTCCTCTGCCTTGCTAGGGTCCACGTCAGCCAGCAACAGCCGCTTGGCACGCATACGCAGCTGATCCAGCGAATACTTCAAAAGTGCGTCGACGGAATCTTCTCTGACTTGCTGGCGCAAATAGCTAACTTCGCGCTGCGTGGCAAGGAGATCATCATTAATGTCGTCAGCCTCACCCCTCGCATGCTCCAGATCATCCTGTAAGTCTTCAACTGTACCTTGCAGGTCTTCGATGGTGGCTTCCAGTTCGGTAATACGTTCTTTTAGTTGCTCAACGGATTCTTCTTCGGTGGTCATTTGGCACTTCCCTTGTGCAGCTTACGGTACAGTAGCTGCCGCCGTATCCGACTTACGCGGTCAATGATCAGCGTGCCATTTAGGTGGTCGAACTCATGTTGGACGACCCGTGCTTGCAAGCCTTCTGCATCCAGCTCGAACTCAGTGCCGTACTGATTTTTCGCACGTATGGTGACGGCGTACGGTCGTTTAATGCTGACGAAAATTCCCGGAAAGCTGAGGCAGCCTTCATCGGCCGTGGCCATCTTTTCGCTGTGGGCGATGATCTCCGGATTGACGAAGACCATGGCACCGGATGCTCGCGCGCTGGGTCCTACTGGCCCATCTACCGCTAAGGAGTCAATAACGAAGATGCGCTGCAAGCTGCCAACCTGCACCGCGGACAAGCCCGCCCCTCGGTGAGCGAACATCGTCGTAACCATGGCGTCGATGAACTTGTAGGTGTCGTCATTCAGCTCCGCCGGCGTCGACACCTCGCGAAGCATTGGATCGGGATAGCGGAGCACTTCAAGGATAGCCATCAGGTACGCCTCGGAAGGAAAGGGGTTTTGCGGACCTGCTCCCAGGGCGTCCACAGAGCCCCCTGGAGCGCGTGTATACCGCACCGGCATCCAGGTACTGGATCACGGCAGTTAGCGCAACGTCGGACGTTCTGCGGCCATGGAACGCTATACCAGGACAGGTTGTCGTAGACTTCGTGCAGGCCACCCCACGAGGTGGCTTGCCGGAGAACGTCAGCATAGTTGAACCCAAGGGTTAAGCAGAGCCAGAATACGTTGTATTCGACTGGGCTGTTGAAATGTGGACCTGGAATGGTGAAGTCCAGGAAAGGAAAGTCGGACTCATTCAGCCTTCGCATAGCGTGAGGCTCCCACACCATGCAGGGCATGTCAAGATATAGGCTTGCCAGGAATCGAACCTGAGTCTCCCGCATATCAGGCAGGGGCTCTACCGTTGAGCTACAAGCCTAGACGCGGCTCCAAGGAACCGCCGCACACCGTTTGGGTTCTTAGTCTCGCCACAAGGTACAGCCGAAGCCGCCCAAGGGAGAGAGACTGCACCAAGCAACACACCGCCATCTCGTCGCCACCAACCAGCCAACGTGTGCTAACTCGGCCCAAATACTAAAAAAGCCGCCCGGGAAACCAGGCGGCTTTGAGTCTACCTCTGGTGCTCTCAGCCGCCTAATGGCTCTCCATGTGCGTTCTTCTGGCACGGCATAATGCCTTTGCCTTCGGAGCGCCAAAATGTTGGGGTTGCGAACAGCATGGTTTTTACTTTAGCAGGGTAGCGGTGCGTGTCAAGCATTTCCTTACTTCGTCGCGAGCGCGTCCGACAGCAGGTCACACAGCGCGTCATCGCCATAAACCTCACGAAATTTGCTCGCAAGGCTCAGTGAACGCGTGTAGGCGTCTTCCTCTTCTTCCTCATATTCGGCTACCGTCTCTTCCAAGGCAGCGTGCCATGAGGTAGCCTCATCCAATGTGCGCAAGCCAACGCGAATGGGCTGCGCGGCTAGGCTTAAAACCTCACCGACTAGAACGTAGTTATACCCAGTCGTTTCCTTTTTCAGCTCTGCCAGGATGTGCTCGTAGAACACATCCATAGGAACTGCGATTTCCATTTCTTCGTACAGTCCCTCTTCAGGCATGATGTGCACCACCCCTGGCTTTCGCAGCAGCGTAGGAAGGGAAAAGTCCAATTCACAGTTGCCGGAATAGTCATGGATGGTCAGTGAACAATCCAAACCTTCTGGATACGGGATGCTGTTGTACTCGCACAGTTGCCGTACCATGGTTTCTATTTCTTTGACGAGCTGCTGTGTGGTTTTCTCTGACATTTTTTGTCCTATAGAGGTGCATCGTATTGGGTCAAGGATTCGACAATTCGGATTCCCTCGACCGTCAATCCAAGCGCGTCTCCCAGAGTAACTACCAAACCTTTACTTTCCAGCGCCTTGATGACGCTTCTGTGCGGCAGCCGAAACAAGCACTTGTGGTACAGGCGCCGCAGGGTACGCTTCTGTGCCAGGCTAAGGTATGGCTTAGTCTTCATTGTTTACTCGTCCAGCTCGGCTGCTAGTTCTTCAAGACGGATACGTCCTTGCTGTTCGCGCTCGATAGCTTGCTGCCACGGTCGGTCATCGCGATGGCTCTCCACGTGCATCCGGATCAGGTCCTCGATGACCCGCGGCTCCAGTGCATCCAACTCCCAGGACTCCTCACCCCACCTATCGATGTACTCCGCAGCACGGCTGTCGGTGATCTTGGCCGGATTCGGCGGAGGGTCATAGTGCTCCACCTGCGACATGGTTAGCGCAATGCGCTCCACCGACACCGGAAATCCGGCAAACATCGACAGCCGATCACGAATGTCCCGCGACATGTCGATGCCACTTGGATCGTGGTCGCCAAGGTGGATGATGTATGGCTGCTGGCGCTGCTGCACGTACTTTTTCAAGCGCTGTGCCGCAGCCCACATCTCCGATTGACTCGTGTAGCCGCGGCACGAGAAGTACGGAACGTCAAGCGTGTTGCAGATCCCAGCGATGACGCCAACCAAGGCATCTTTTTCGATCCAGCAATTATGGACAGCTACGGGAGCACAGTAGCTATGGTCTACTGCAACCTCTAAATTTATTACATCCCCGCAGTAGTCTACTTCTTCTACTTTCCGTACCGGAAACTCAAATCCGACATCGGTGTAGACAATGTGGTTATACCTACGGCTGCGCTTACGTCCTTTTTCTGGCACAGATACATGCCACAACTCTGCTAAGCGATCAGCCGCAGCTCCACCAACGCTAACGCGGTAGCGAGGCGCGCCGGAGTCCTCCAAAATATCAACGCTGGCCTGATAACCGCTTTCTAGTAGCATTGTCTGTACTAGCAACGCCAAGTTGCGACTACGTGTGGTGGCTGCGATGGCAGCGCGGCTCTCATCCCAAAAACACCCGTCGCCACGAAAGTAGTATTCAAGAAACGGTAAGGACTCTTCTGAAGGTAGGTTCACTAACCATGACGGGACTCTTTTGTTGTAGGCGCCATTGGAAAACTCGGTTGACAGCCAGTCTGCCAGAGACTTGGAAAAGACATACACAGTCAGTGCGCCATTGTTCAGCACACGGTGCGTGTTGATGTTTAGAGTACACGCCCATTTTTCTATTAAGCTAGCGTGCTGTGGCTCGTGCGCCCCGAATGTAAACTGAACAGTGCGCCCATCACCACGAATGCTACCTTCAGCGACGTAAAGGCCGAGAACCTGCATACAGGTCTCGTTCAGCGTAACTTCGACCCGTTTAGCACGCTTGCTACTATGCAGCGTTATAATAGACCTTTCACGATGCTTTGTGCTACGCGCTTTCTGAAAAGGCACTAGCAAGCGATCGTATTTCTTCAGCTCCTGAGCGTGCACCCATTGGAGCCCATGAAACTTGCGTGTAGACCCCTTGTATCCAGGGCACGAGTCATCAAACGGTCGTGCATACAATGGGTGGTTTGGAGTCACCAAAAACGGCAAAGCACCTGCTGCGCTAACACGAAGCAGCTTCCCTTTGTATGCATTCCTGATGACTTTGGTAACGCGTCGCCATTTTCCGGTGTGCGCTAGCACGAGGTCGCCGACTTGGACGGATCCGATGTCAACAAATCCGTCTTTTGTGCGCACTGGAGTTGTCGGTTCAAAGCATTCAAGACGAAATGGTTGGCCTTCCCACTTATCCACACGGAACTGCGAGGCGCACGCGTTGACGATGTCTGCCGGGCTGTCCCAGTGCGCGAGCTGTCGCAAATTTCGGGTGCGGTCAACAATGGTGGACCAATCGATCAATCCGGCCAGGCGTGCGTCATTGATGATGCTTCCCAGGCGCTTGTAGGACTGCTGCGTATTTGGCAGAAGGTCCCGCGACACAAATTGATAGAAAAGCTGCCGCAACGTCAAGTCGTAGCCTTGCGCGGCGTAGTGCTTGATGATCTCGTTCGCCTGCTCGATGATTTTCTTCACGCCGGACGAGAAGCTTCGTTCGACATAGCAAATGCAAGGCATCGGTAGCCTCCTAGCAAAATTTGTCGCGCACAGCCTTTTTATGGCCGTTGGCTTTCCAAAAGCATTTTCATAAACATCTCCCCCTGCTCCAGCGCATCGTCCAGCGCAATATGGGAAGGCACGCTTGGTCGTTGCCCAGAAATCCAGCCCGAGCAGTGCCATAGCGTAAGTCTTGATGTCGATGGCCGAAAACTCAAACGGGCTCTCACCAGTGAACCGGATCAGGTACCAGTAGATGAACAGGAAATCGAACCCTGCCGGGTAAGCCACAAAGACCGGCTTGCCAGGAAGGCTATGGAGCCACCTAACGTAGTCCTTCATGGCCTCATCAGGCTTCCTGAGAGCCTGCCTGTGCGCTTCCCAAGCCTCTGGCTGGGAAGCCCCACCAGTCCATCGTGTCCGGATGCCCCTGGGCGCCTCCTAGCGTCTCCAGGTTAGCCTCAAAGGTGCCGATCATGTTCCAGCCATCGCCGGCCTCAAACGGAACAAAGGCCGCGGAGCCAAAGCTCAGCATGGAGTATGGTCCGGGAATGGGGCCATCAGACTCGATGTCGGTGCTGATGTAGATTTCGTTGGCCATGGCTACTACTCACGCTTCTCTCGGTCGAGCTGCTTGGTGCTGTGCCTTCTTCACGGCGGTGCGGATCTTTTCCTCAACATGCTGCGGATCGAAGCCTCCCTCCGGAAGGGCGCGCAGCGTACAGAGTCTTCCACTCCCAGCGCGGTACTGAAGGCGCTTCGTTCCGAAGTACACTTCGACTGCTGTGTCGTCGAGCACGAGTGCATCGTAACTTTTACGCCACGCGGTGCTCCGTCGCCTCTCGAAGCCGTGGGCCAGCAACCAGTCGATGACCTGCTGGTAGCGATCGTTCGGCGATAGCATTTCAGTCTCGGTCTGCGCCATCGTTTTACCTCTTCAGCAGCTTCGACAATTCCCGGAAGCGCGTCAGCCAATTTCCGGCTCATCCCAAATCAGCAGGTAAGGTCCATCGTTGCGCTCGCGCAGGCCAGCCTTGAACGTGTGCAGCGTGTTCGATCCGGTATTCTGCCACGACTCGTCGCCGTATATTAGGCTGCTCTGTATGCCACCCTGTGTACGACGCTCCTGGCTCAGATCAAAGCAGTGGATAGACTGCTCACGGCACGCCGTCGCAAACATGCGCCGCAGAAAGCTTTTACCCGAGCCGTTGTTGCCGACGACGATGGCGATATCGTGCCCAACGAACATTTCGTCGGAGACGCCGAGGTACTCGCACAAGTCTGGGCGGATTTCTTTGAGCAGTGAAGGAAGCATAGGAAGTAGATAGCACGTATGTATTACGTTGTCAATAGCATTCGTCGTAGGGCTCGTAGCCGAAGGTTGCGATGTACTCCTGGCGCCTGCGTTCAGATTGCATCGTGCACCTCCTTCAGTATTGCGATGTCAGTACCACGCGTCTTCATCGGTATATCCGGTACCGTTGCACATGGGGCACACGGCTTCTATGTCCCCGGAATAGGGGCCACCATGACCGCAGTCGGGACAGTCGGCATAAATGACGCCGTAGCCATGGCACTCCTCGCAACCTGATTTGCCTTTCGTTGCGCAGCTGCACGGCTTGCCCTCATAGTGCACGTCGTTGTCGCACCGGTACACCACGCGCCCGTCTACGCAATCAGGGCAATTGAAGACCTTCATCACACCAGCTCTTTTTCCACAGCCAACCACTCGGGAATGATCAGCGTTCCAGAAGTGCTCATTTCGTAGACTTCCGAGTCGTCGTGAATTTGCGACTTCGGGATCCACACCTCGTCACCGTCAATGTCGCACAAGATAGCGGCGTCGGTCTCACGCACCACGGTGACGTCTTCAAACTCTACCATTTCGTGTTTCATGCTGTACGCTCCGGAACCTCGGCGCTCGCTGCGCCAAGCTCGCGACCACTCAAAAACTTTCCGATCATCCGCCTGGCCCACGGGTCATGCGTGACGTCGCGCCAGTAGGAAACACGGCACAGATTGTCGTTGGTGCGCACAAACAGGTGATTGCAGTCGAAGCAGCCCATTTGTCCGTTCCAGGTTGGCTCGGGCGCCTCTGGATCATCGAGTGCGCCAAAGTGCATAAATCGTAACTCAGTGCTAGAGCTACCACACTGCGGGCACAACGTAAATAGCAGACCGTACTCCGCTTGGATGACAGTAAATGTCGTTCCCATTTTTTTCGTCATTTTGGCCTCCAAATGTACTCCAAGGCATTGTTCGTTGCGGCGAACCACAGCATGGTAAATGACCATCCCGCCACCAGGATTGTCACGAGCATAGGACGTTTCATGCTGGCACCACCCACTCGCCGTCCTTGAGCACCGCGAGCATGAACTTACCTTCCTCCTCTTTGACGTATAGAATGTGCCCGAGCCACCAAGAGGGGATGTGCTGAAGGAAGTTCGTAAGATGCTGATACTGTCGCCACACGACTTTTGCAGGTACGCCATGCTGGTTGCGCGCGACGGCCTTGGCGAAGTCAACGTGCACGACGATTAGCTGCCACGGCACACCATAGGCATCCGCCAGCGCTGCATACGGCGCGACCTCGGTAGACGTGCAGTTGGTGTTGTCCACCCATAGACAGTCGAGGTCCATGTCGTCGTCCTGTAGGTGCTGAAGATAGGCGCGCAGGCAAGCGGCGTGCGCCTGGGAAAGCTGGCTCGGGTCGAAGGCGTAGACACCGTTCTTGAGAAACCACGTGTCAGACGACACCAGAGCCCGTCTCGGCTTGCCCTCCATCGGCTGCTTGGCGAAAGTCGACTTTCCCGATCCCGAGATGCCGGCCATGATATTGACGTGCTTGCCCATCGTTAGTCCTCGTCGGAGCCAAGCGCCCGAAGTTGTTCGTGTAGCTTTTGGCGTGCAGCATGCGCAGCATGCGCACCGCTATCTCAAGACCAATACCCTATCGGTATTGCGCTGTAAATAGTAACGGTAGCCATCGTGCCTTTCCTACAGAGACTTTCACGTCTCCACCTTAGGCTTATATTCGCCGACCTGCAAGCCCCATTGCCAAGCGAAGGCTTTTTCGAGCGTGGTGATATTTTCGGGAACACGTTCGTGATAAACCTTTTTGCTTCCATCCGATTCTGGTGTGGAGTTCGTGACTTCCGTCATCACCAGCGGTTCATCGTCGTCGAACTCTGCTCGCAAAAGCCGTCGTGGATTTCCTAGCTGGTCAACGTCAGCGTCGAGAACTTCAGCTCCAATATCACGGAGGTATCGTCCAGCGCCGTAGCGTTCCAACATGACACGGCGTACCTCAACGTTTTCTTCGCCGGTGATGCGCTGCGGTGTGAGGTTTTCCGGATTTTCGATGACGTCTTTCGGAACCCGCACGCCATGCACGGCACACACTCCCCAACCATCAGGATATTGAATCGCTGGCCCGCTAGTGTTGTGAAGGCGATGTTGTTCGTCACGATGCAGGCAGGTTGGTCGTTCTGACAAAATTACTGTGTTTTTGAAAGGCCACCACCAACCACTGCTCGATGCAACTTCGAGTTGTGGACCTGCGTCTGCGTCTGTCTTCAGACCGAAAATATCCTTAATGGCTTGGTAATACCCTAGCCAGTACAGGTCATGCGGGCCATAACAAATAGGTTGACCCCTAAGCTGGCCCCCAAGCTGTTCCCAAAGCTGTTCCATAAGCTGGCGCCCAAGCTGGTCCCCGAGCTGATTCCAAAGCTGGTCCCAAAACTGTCCCCCAAGCTGGTTCTTAAGCTGGCTCCAAAGCTGCTTTCTACGATGACCCCCAAGCGTGCGCCCATGCTGGCTCGCCATCAAGACGCCTTCATGCGGACTTTGCACCCAAAGGATTTTCTTCGGTTCAGCAAATCCGCGTTCCCGGTAGGCTGCCCTGACTCCAGCTTCAGCACGCTGGCGATCCGCGGGTACCGTCAGCAAGCCAAGCTGGAGGTATTTTTCACGCTCCTCGGCAAACCGTTGCCATTGCTCTGGGGTGATCATGTCTCCACCTTAGGCTTATATTCGCCAACGTTCAAACCCCATTGCCAGGCAAAGGCTTCTTCGAGCGTGGTGATGTTGCCGGGAATGCGTTCGTGATAAATCTTTTGACTTCCATCGAGTTCTGGTGTGGAGTTTACCACTTCCGTCATCACCAGCGGCTCGTCATTAGGAAACGCTGCTCGCAAAAGCCGTCGTGGATTTCCTAACGGATCTACGTCAGCATCGAGAACTTCAGCTCCAATGTCACGGAGGTATCGTCCAGCGCCGTAGCGCTCCAGCATGATGCGGCGTACTTCAACGTTTTCTTCGCCGGTAATGCGCTGCGGTGTGATGCTTTCCGGATTTTCGATGACGTCTTTCGGAACCCGAACACCGTGGATATACCACACACTCCAACCATCAGGATATTGAATCGCTGGACCTTCGGGATTGTGCAGACGGTGTTGGTCGTCACGATGTAGGCACACCGGACGCTCCGAAAGAATCACAGTGTATTCAAACGGCCACCACCAACCGCTGCTCGACGCAACTTCGAGTTGTGGACCTGCGTCCACATCTGTCTTCAGACCGAAAACATCCTTAATGGCTTGGTAATGCCCTAGCCAGTACAGGTCATGCGGACCACAGCAAGGGAGCTGGTCCCTAAGCTGGACCCCAAGCTGTTCCCAAAGCTGGACCCCAAGCTGGTCCCTAAGCTGGTCCCTAAGCTGGTCCCTAAGCTGTTCCCAAAGCTGGACAAGCTGTTCCCCAATCTGTTCCCAAAGCTGGACCCCAAGCTGGACCCTAAGCTGGCCCCCAAGCTGTTCCCAAAGCTGGCTTCTAAGCTGGCCCTCAAGCGTGTTCCCATGCTGTTTGGCCATCAAGGCGCCTTCATGCGGACTTTGCACCCAAAGTATTTCCTGCGGTTCCGGAAGACCTCGTTCCCGGTAGGCTGCCCTGACTCCAGCTTCAGCACGCTGGCGATTCGCTGGTCCTGTCTGCAAGCCAAGCTGGAGGTATTTTTCACATTCCTCTTGGAGTCGCTGCCATTGCTCTGGGGTAATTTCAGTGATCATGCTGATGCCTTGATGTACTCACGTGCTCCTACTCCTTGTACTTCGCTTTGTGCTCGAAGTACACGCGCAGAATCTGTTCTGCACACTCGGGCGATACGAGCATCTCCGGAATACGCACATTCCGCTCCGAGTAAGGAAGGGCACACGGACGTGGCCAAGGCTGGTCCAGATTGAAGACGGTGGCGTTAACGCTGTCCGACAAAGCCCGCGCCTTTTTGTGCACCTCCTCTTTCCGTGCCTTGTCCTTCACAGCGTATTCTGCGTTAACGATTGCCTTGGCTACCGCCTTGCGAATTTTGGACTCGATGCTTTTCTCATCGAAACTGCCATCAGCTCTAGACCGCAGAGTGTTAGTCCGACCGCTGAAGCCGATGCGGTATTTCAAGTTACGAATGCGCTGCGTCCCGCGCTGCGCCTTGCTCTCGCTGTAGATGTACACGTCCATGCCATCGAGCCTGAGAACGTCACACCACGATGACGTTTTGGTGGAGCGCTCGAACCCGTGCTGGAGTAGATAGTTGATTACCTGCTGCGTTTGCTCGTGTGGCGTCATCATAATAATTCTACCATTCTACATATATGCCATGGCACAGCGGTAGCTAGCTGGTGTCCTATTATCCTTGGCAGGCCAACCAGAGCTGGAACTGCTCCTCCCAGTCCTCCGGCAGCATGTTGTCTGGAAAATTAGCGTAGTCGTGCTCCTGCTGTTGCTTCCAGTAGGAGCGGAAATTCTCCAGATCCTGTTGGTGCTCGCAGAACCATTCGTCGAACGTCATCTGGGGCTGCTTCCTTCAAGGGTGTAGCTTATGTATCCGTCCTTTTCAACATCCCACGCTAGCGTACTCTCAACGCGCAGTCCACGGCTTTGCGCTTCGTTCTGAAAGCGCTGCCACCAGCTAGGGTTGAAGTGATACGCGAGCAACTCTACGTACCTCTCTGTCAACGTCGGAAGCCACATGCCGGAGTGCTCGACACGCAGTAGTCTGCCATCGGCCATCACGGTTCCAGTAGGGTACCCGTAAGCCGGGTGTCGTGTTGGAACGCCAGCAAGCTGGTCAACAAATGCCGTCACATTGTCAAACAGAAAGAGGCGTGCCACAGCCCACACTTGATCTGGGTAGCCTGGAGACACAAGGCTCTGCGCTAGTTCATCTTCGGATTTGTCTGTCGCTCCGTTTCTGATAATGCAGATCAGCTGCTGTACTTCGGGTCGGCAGACGAACCACTTGTCGAAACGCAGCCCGCGGTCGGTGGCCTTCACAATGCCACACAGTAGGTCACCAGACTTGGGAGGCACCCATCCGCCATAATGGTTTCCCCACGTACCGAAGTCCAGCGTCAGACTGATGTCGAAGTCCAACCTGCAAAAGTCGTTGCGCTGGAAGTAGATCGAGGAGAGGCCATTTTTGGCGAAGCCGTAGTAGCTATGCCACTTGTCAGGCTCATCCGCGAATTTGCGCATCCTGTTTTCGTCCTTGGTGACCACTTTGTCCACCTTGGCGAAGGTCAGGTCTTTCCACAACTCTTGGAGCTTTTTGATGGCCATGATGCCTCCAGTAGTAGTAGATGTACCAGAGCGGTATCACGATGTCAATAAAAAGCTGCCGAAGTGGCAGAAATGATTTTATCAGAGGGGAGGGATGGAAGGAAACTAGATGCCGAACGGCACCTTCGGGCGCAGGAAGAGCCGGCTTGGCAGGTCGTCACCCGCGGGGAACCGGTCCACGACGAAATCGGTGAAGTTCACCGCCGCGTCGCCCGCGATGCCCGGGATGCCGCCGTTGCGCACGGCCTCAGCCGCCCACGTCTTGATGTCGCTGTCGGTGGCGTCGAAAAACACCGGATCCGGCAGCGTGCCGTTCTGGCCGTTCCACGTGATGTTCAGGGTTGCCTCATGCATCTCCATGACTTTCCTCCTTGTAGGACTGCTTGCGCAGCTCGTTAATCCATGATTCGTACCACTCGCGAAAACACAGCTCTACTTTGTAGTCTAGGCGTCCAGGGCCTTCCCAAGTCGCCACGACGACATTGGTTTGACTCACGATGTACCACCAAATTCGACGACCAAGTGCGGCCTCAACGGCGGCGAACGTTGTAAGGTCCGTCGTTGACGGTGCTGGAATGCCGACTCCAGGATGCGTGTGCGCAAATCCAAGAAGAAGCGCATCTCGGTTCTCCCATATCGCATCCCACAGCGTTCTGCTATCCCCAATGTGCACACTGCTACGATCGTTCGGCAGATGCCAATACAAAGCGCCTTCTGCGTCCACCAATACTCCAGTTTCGATCATCGGTTCACCTAGTGAATGAGAAGGCATGTCTTGCAGATTATCATCCTCTCCTCCATACGACCAAGCGATCGGTGCGTTGCGCTTCAAGCACCACCGCCGGCAGATTTTCCAAGCTTAGCCAGGTATCGCCGCGCACACCCGTTCGCTCGTTGGTCAGGCAGATGCCGCTGTCCACCAAACGCAGATTTGTATCACAAGTGCACTCCAGGCGCATGCCGTTGACCCGGTAGCGCACAATCCACTCCCCAGCTTGAGGGCTTGCACGATGGTCGAGGTACTCAGCCCCACCCACCTGAAGCGCCGCACGAGCTGCCTCAGCAAAGTCTGTCCGTGCCATGGCCCGTCGGCCCTCGCCGTCACCAACACGGGCTCTGAACGCCTCTCGTGCCGCCTCACGGGCACGTCGGGCTTCCTCTTCCTGCCGCCGACGCTCCAAGGCCGCTCGACGCTCTTCAGCCTGCGCTCGTTGGTAAGATGCAATACGAAAGGCAACCTCCAAGGCCGGCGTTACCTCCGGGATAGCTGCTAGTGACTCTCGGCGCTCCAGGTAGGCGTCCTGTACGGCGTCCTCGGGCCCGAGAGGAAAGTCCTCGGTGATGAAGTGCAGCGGCCCATCGAGGGCCACACGGCCAGCCTGAATGCGCACAAAGCGGTCCAGCGGTGGCACACCGAAGACGTGTTCGCTCGACTCTGCCAGCTGCGTCGTGTTCCCTGTAGCGTCATCAGGGATGAGGCGGTCACCGACCAAGTAGCCCTTGACGGTGTGACGCAGCACCGACTCGTCGAGTTCACCGGCTGAATCGAGTTCTACATTACGCCCCTGCGCGACCCAACAGTACCAGCCGTGTTCCGCTGGAAGGTCGCCGCGGATGCGGTAACGCCGGTCTGGAGCCAACAGCTGCCGGCCACCCGTCCATGGTAGGACGATGGCGTCATCGGGCTGTTGTAGAAGATCACGCCAGCTCATCGTGCTCTATACGAATCAGCAAGTCCGCATCGTCCAGCGGACAGTCTGCGCAACGAAAACGAGGGGAATTAAGCATGTCGCGTATTGGAATTACGTTTCCTGTTACGCGGCAGGTGGGCTCGTCGTCGCCAGGCTACTGCACCCAGTGATGGTCCACACGTTGGGCTTACTCATCTGCGTCCTCCAAGCGGGCGCTGCGCAAACGCTGACGAGTGCGCCGCCGGCTGATGCGAGACACGGTTACCTTGGCACGCGATCCCAAGTCGTTGCAGCAGTAGCAGTGCATGCCACCGATGCCGAAGCGATGCGCATCGT